CAGCGTGGGTACTTTCTTGACCAAGGCGATAACCGCCATTTCGCCATCGTCTGCCCAGCTCACCTTATGTCCGTCGGAATTAAATGCAATGACATAGGGGTCAAGTACACCAGCAGCAAGGCATTTTTCATGTTCCTCGCATTCGGTACTACTTTCAAAACACTGCCCATCATAAGCTCGCCACATTTCTACTCGTTCCATAGTTTCCTTCCTTTCTATTACTCGCCCATTTCCAAACCGTCAAGCAGACCCTTGAGTGCGAGGACAACGTCGCAAGTAGTGGGGTCAAGGGTTTCACCCATATGCCAGCCCTCACGCACTTTTGCGTTATCGTCAATAAGAATTGCCGTTTCATTTTCACCGAGATAGGGGCGAATACTATCTGCCTTAGTCGCACCATACCGCACACCGTGGAAATGGTCAAAGGGGAAATCATAGTGGCGAAGCCAATCCACTTTGGCAAGCCTTACGGCTCGGTCATAGGCAGGAGTGGTATCCTTGCTCAACCAAGTGATAATGCGGATTTCCACACCTTTGGCTTGCAGAGCCATCAGCACCACCGCCAATTCTTTCATATCCCACATAGGCTCAGCCACTCGGTAAGGAGTGGGATTATAGGCACGGAGCATAGGCAACCAGTTCTCCACTCCATAAAGGTCGGCGATTGTTCCGTCCATATCAAAGCAAATCATTTTCAACATTGTGGTCAACTCCTTTTCTCTTCTATAAGTATTATAGCATACTTATGGGAAAAATCAATATGACAAGTTGCACAAAGATTTACGTTTGAAAAATGTGGTTATTGTGCGTTTTGACGAATTCTGGGCGCTCTCGAACGAGAACGCCCAGCTCAGATTGTGAGTTGGGCGTTTGGATAGGGGAAAACCTCATCAACATCATAAACACGGAATAATTCACCATCTGTTAAATCAACAGCATTTAACAGCTCTCCGGTATCTTCGTCTTTTATATCTTCAATTCTCATTGCGTAAGTAGGATTTGACCCATCATAGTTAATACGGAAAACTTGTCCTCTTCCTATACGCTGAAAAGTAAACTTCTCTGTAATTTTAATTTCCATTTTTAAAACCTCACTTTGTTTTGTTCTTTTGCGTATCTCATATTCTTCCGCACCAACGCAAATACCCAGCTAGGAGTATTGCCTTGATAAATTGAACTTACTTGCTTTTGTTCTGCGATATAGAGCGTAATAACTCGGCTCTTGTCTGCGTTCATAATCAGCATTACACCGGTATTGGTGAAACACCGCCAGTAGACACGACCTTGCTCATCAGTGCCTCTTTGTTCCTTGATAATATCACCAATTCCAATAGTGGTCATAATGTAGGTGGCTCGGTCAAGTCTATCTTCACTGATGTGGTAGGAGCAGTTTCTTTTAAGCATTATGACCACCTCCATACATAATTGCTTCGAACTGCGGGCGATACTTTTCGTTCCACAGTTTTTCCAGTTCTGCAAAATCTTCACCGCTGATATTCTGTTCGATGATGTAGAACTGCAACGCACCGAACGCTTGATTGAAGAAAGTATGGGCATGTTCAGGGGTCTGCTTTGTCCACTTGAGTTCCATATCGATGTAGTTAATGAGTTTTTCCATTGTTGTTTCTCCTTTTCTCTTGGTTTGTATAAGTATTATATCACAGTTTGGTTGAGTTGTCAAGGGGTATAGAGAAATAATTTGCAACTTATTTTCAACCCTGCTTACTGCCTACTCTTGTTCCCTTTAACGAGTTCCTCTTTCAATCCCATTGGCGCCGAGGGTGTTGTCCACTGCTAAAGGATAAACTCAAGGTCAGAGGGGCTGTCCCCCTTGACACTAGTATTATATCATAGGGGGCATAGGAAGTCAAGGGTTTTGGGAAAAATTAGTCTAGGCAAAATATACAAAATCTCGATTGGAAAATTGTGCGAATTATACAAAATCACAAATTCTGGTCGCTCACAATAGTGCGCGACCAGCTCAAAAAACGACCACCCAAGGGGCTGCCCTTGGGTGGAACTTTTTCTAGTATATTCAATTCTCAACCAAGTAGTTGCCAGCCAGTCTACTCGCCTTGCTCGGTCAATTGGCTATCTTGGTGCGGGTCAGCCAAACCCTAGGCTATTTCGGGAGCCACCCCTAAGTCCAAGTCATAAAAAATACCTCGCTAGTCCTGATACAGTGTTTGTGGGAGCCAACCCCTCGATGACATTAGTCAATCTATTTTAATCAATTTGACTTTGGCGGGAGCCACCCCTAGCCATAATCTATCTTTTTCATATACATCATTGCCTTTCTTACGAGGATATTATATCACAAAGCGGAGGATTTGTCAACCCCTTAATTGGGGTTGACCTCTACCACTCGGTTCTCCAAGAAGAAGCCCAAGATACCGAGTACACGGGGGATTTCAGCGGTCTGAATAATCTCACCAGTGTTGGGAGAACCAAGCACCGCTTCATCACCATAGTGGTCGATGACCTTGCGGAGCATTTCGGTGGTGTGCTGGATTGCTTCGACATCTTTGATGTCCAGCTGGTTGACGGCAACAGCCATAGCGGTAAATTTCATAGGTATCAGTTCCTTTCTTTTTTGTACCCTTATTATAACACACAAGGAGTGGTTTGTCAAGAGCTATTTGGGGGATTACTGTTCTCCCCCAAGCCATGCCCAGTAGGACACGGGTGTCTTGCCCTCATAGTAGCAATCCACACAGTATTCCTCATAGGCGAGAATGGACTCATTCATGGCGTTCACTTCCTTTCTTTATGGTATCATTTTATCATATAAAGGGAAATGTGTCAATAGTCAAAATGCACAAAAATCGATTGGAAAAATTGGCTAGGTTGTATAAAATGCGAATTCTGCGCGCCTCAGCCAGAGACGCGCAGCTGAAAAACCTCCCCATTGATTTGGGGAGGTTTTTTTTACTTATTCCAGTCGTAATCCGGCAGAGCGGTGTAGAAATGAATTTTGTAGTGATAAGGGTCGGTAACTGTGTCGGTAATATCTTCGACCACATAGATAACAAAATCATTCAAGTAAACATAATTCTTTTTGTAGGTATTGGGTCCAGTCATGCAGGTAACAACCAACTCGCTTGTGGAGTTATTGGATAGGCTCATATAGCCTTCCATCTCCATCACGATAAGGTCAGTTCGTGCATTGTAGACCGTAATTCTGCGAGCAACCTGAAAGTTGTCAGCAGCCTGGGAGAGATTGTGGTTGACATTTTCTGCGGCAGTGCAACCTGTGAAACAGGCGACCAAGCAGACTACCACGAGGAACAAGGCAAAAATTCTTTTCATAATAGTGTTTCCTTTCTTGTTTTTATTTTATTATAGCACTTGACTGCCCAGTTGTCAAGTGTTTTTTATTGTTGTTAGAGCTAATGCGTTTGCCCGGTTCTGCCGTTCGGTTAATCGTGTCAATGTCCGTTCGGTTATAGCGGGCAAACGCAGGCGACCTTTTAATAATAAGGCTGTTCGATTTCCAGTATTTCGGTTTCAACTAAGAGATATCGAGCAGTAAACCGACACCCACACCCGCAAATATATTCATCTTTCTTTTCTGTGCGGTTGCTTGTTGAGTCTAGATATACCAGTTCGGATTGTGCGGTGCTTCCGCAGTTAGGACATTTTACCATTCTTTATCACCCCTTTTGAATTTCTGTCTGTTGTACCGCTTTCCGCTTTCCACTCGGCCACCTCTCTTGCGGAAGATAAGCCACTGCTGGAGTTCTTCGCCCTCTTTCTTGAAGATACGGCGGTCTGTTTGTTTCTGTTTCTTTGCCATTATAAATACTCCTCCATTCTGATTAATTCATATTTTTGGACTTCCCATATGCCAGAAAGAATGTATGCGTTTATCATATCTCTACTGCAAATTACACATTTTTCAGAGCCGTTCCATAAATCTTTCAACCACACTCTATATTTAGTCATATTTCCTCACCTCACAGTGATATTGTATCATAAAGGGGTTGATTTGTCAACCCCTTGTTTTACGGTTCTTCCCCCTTTAGGTATTCAGTATTTTCAAGAATGGCGGTACAGCTGTCCATAATGTTGCGGACACAGTCCTCGATACATTCGACCTCGCCAGGTTCGTGCTGAATATAGTGGGCAAGCCATTTGCTTTCAGATTCAATCTGTTCTGCCTGCACCGCAATATTGCGACGCAAAGTATCAACACTGAAATAAATTTTCATTGTTATTTCTCCTCCTTTGGGCAGTAGCGGTAGGGGTCATCGCCTTTGGGGTCATAATGCCAGTTGATAGGCAGTATGCAAGCCAGTAGTATCAAGATAATCGGCAAGCTGTAAACGCAAGCAAGGATAACATCGAGGATAGTGGGTTCGTTCATAGGAAACACTCCTTTCTTTTGGTACTATTATAATATCATATTTTGGGATATTTGTCAATAGGTAAATTCATAAAGTTTTGAAAAATTTTTTCTGCCTGTGGTGAATAAATCATAAATTCTGCGCGTCACCATCGCCGACGCGCAGCCGAATAAAAAAAGACGACCGCATCAGCAGTCGTCTGTGTAGCAACCCGAGTATGGGTCGTAGCCGCACTCGTAGTCACAATTATCGGGGTCGGGTTCGCCCCAATCAGGTTCGCCGCCTTCCTCGGGGTTCTCAGGATTGAAGAAGGCGATTTCCTCACCATTAGCATCCCACACCAAGGTGGCAGTTTTGCCGGTGAACTCAGCAAGGGTCTTCGCTGCTTCAAAGCAGGGATAAGCACCTTCGGTGTCCACGCAGGCGATAGGCTTTGCGCCCAAGTAGATGGTATAAGTGTTCATAATAAGAGCCTCCTAAAATTAATTAATATGAAAGGAGTGGCTTTTGTATCGCGCATATCCTCGACATTCTTTCAGCCTGCGAGGTCTGGTTCACACTTATATACCGCAAACGCGAACACCTTGCGGTCGAGGACTTTATCGTCGAGGTCTTACATGACTCTCGTGGGTCAACCCTTGCTCTCAGGCTGCCTCGCATCCCTCATTTACTCCTCAAAAGAGGTGGGCGGAACTCGAATCCGCATTCCACAGTCCTACCATCTTAGACGACCGACCTCTTTTGTACCCTTATTGTATCACAATTTGGGTGGTTTGTCAAGGGGTTTCCTACATTTTCTCAGAATTTTTTTCGAGAGCACCTACGCCTGTGCTACACTCACAATGGCAAGCATTCATCTGCGGCTACCCTCTCCCCTTGACACCAATAGTATACCACAGACCGCACACAAAGTCAATAGGTAATGTTGCACAATTATGGGAGAAATAATTATTTTATTTTTGTGCGATTTGCCTATTGACAAAATTGGCTGGCTGTGGTATAATGGAAATTCGCGCCAATGACAAGTCGTTGGCGCGCCGGCGCAAAAAGAAAGAGAGGGCGATTGCCCTCTCAATAAGTATCGTAGCCCATAGCCTCGGCGACATCATCATCGACCACATCAAGCAATACAACCTCGTCGGGGTCGATTTCATTGGCGAGAAGGATTTCTTCGCATTCCAGTTCATTGTCGCACTGAACGAAGAACCGCTCACCGCTTTCTTGGTCCTCGAATAAAAAGTTTTTCATTTTTCTTCCTCCTCCCCAACGTGGCAAGCATAGACCAGGTGGCACTCAGTAGGCTTATAGCCTGCTTCCCTGCAAGCTTCTTTGAAGTTCTTACCGGTCAGTCGAAGCTTTTCACCAGTAGCCTTGATAACGATTTCGTAATACTTTTTAGTCATTTGAATGACCTCCTTTTCTTTTGTACCTTAATTGTATCATATCTTTTGGAATTTGTCAAGCTTTTTTATTCAGCAATTTCAAAAACTTCTTCGTACCCATCATCCCAAATCTGCTTACATTCCTTTGTTTCTTCGCAAACATATTCATCAAATCCATAACCAACGGCTTCATAGCGACCGATGTAAATCCATTTTCTTTCGTCCATAACTTTTCCCTCCTATTAGCCGCGAATTTCTGCGGCTTCTTCATCGGTAACTTCTACAATTTCTTCAGGGTGGATGCCCTGTTCATAACAGAATATTTCTGCCAGTTCGTAGGTATCAAGGACTTCGCAACCGATTCGAGTTTCAATGATATATTTCATACTTATCAGTTCCTTTCATATCTCTTTCTTTCTGTAAGTATTGTAGCACATAACAATAGAATTGTCAAGTCTTTTTATGGGAAATAAATTGGACCAAATGGATGAAAAGCTTTTGAATAAAAATTCACCGAAATGCATAAATATTCAAAACTCTGCTCGCCCGCACATGTGGACGAGCAGGCGCAAAAATTAAGATGTCCTCCAGTGGAGGACACCCCATATTCAACAGTAGGCTAAGCCCATTGTCCGCCAGCAGAGGACACTGATTTGATTGTGCGCTCTGCCGATTTCCATCGCTTCGCGCTTGGTATTCACTCGGAAGGAGTGGTCGATGTAGTAGATGCCATTCTCTAACCAGATGCCGCAGTTACCACCCATAGCCTTAATTGCTTTGATGGCTTCTTCTGCGCTCTTGGCTTCGATGCCATGGTCAGCTACCTGCCAGCCGCTTTTGTAGGTGATAACCTTGCCAGCCTTTAAGGTCAAGCCATCATTGTTAGTAAGCTTTCTGATTGTGCGAATGTTAATCATGTTGTTATCTCCTTTTCTCTTCCTTTGTGTCTTTATTATACCATAGATTAGTTGGCTTGTCAAGTGTTTTTTATAAAAAAATAAGAGGCTTTTTATAGCCTCTTATTCAAATCTAGCTTTGTAATCAGCCTTGCAGAGGTCTTCTGCTTGAATGATATCATCTGCCCACATCTGTTTCGTGGGGTCATTGGCTCTTTGTACTAAATACATTGTGCCTTGTTCAGTGCTGTAATCAAATATATTGTACTCTGCTAAGACTTCGTATAGTCTGCCAAGTACTTGAAAAATATATTTTCCTGTTCCTGCGTTGTGGCAATTATAAATCATCATATTCTTCTTCCCTTTCTTTTAGCTTTCTTAAAGAGAGTGGTACCTCATACTCTTGGACTCTTGTTAGGGATTTCTCACCGCTCCCTCTTTGTATCTTAATTATATCATAAGGCTGTGAGTTTGTCAAGTGCTTTTTTAAATTATTTTTCAAACTCTACAGTGTAGCCATCGCAAGGAGAATACAGCTTCTCAAAACCGCTTCCCTTGTAACTGGCAATAACATAATCTCTACCAACAAACTTGATATCCATGTTTTCGATGGAGAGTGTATGACCGAATAAATCTTTAATGCTTTTAACCTTTCTCATTGTGTTTGACTCCTTTCCTTTGTTGATATTAGTATAACACAGGTTGGCGGTTTTGTCAAGGGGTTTTTCAAAAAAAAATATTTTTTTTCTTAACAACGCGACCGTGTGTATCATTTCGGGCGTGCAATGTTAAGGTATCGAAAACGCGAACTAGGTATAAAAAATTCGGTTATCCTCTCAAAATGCAAAATCGCTTCGCCTCAGCCACAGGCGAAGCGTTGAAGGGGGTACTCTACTAAGATAGTTATTTTATTATATAATATACTACGGAATAGTATGGGGGCATATTTTTGGGAGAAAAATTTTTTTATTTCTTATTTTTTATCTTGTCTGGCCCAAAAAATCCCCAAATCATTTTTTCATTTCGGAAAACGAAAATTAACTAAACGGACAATTTACTCCATAATACTCGCAGTCAAAACTGCATTGTCCATCGCCTTCACACAGAACCCCACCCCACGCATAGTGAAGATAGGCTTCCCGCAAGCCCTCGTACCCGAACCGTTCCCGCAAGCCTGCAAGAACATAGCGTTCTAACTCTTGGTCCCACGCGTCATACATTTCTTGAGTTGGCACCATATCTTCTGGAATTGGCTCACCATCCAGGTGCGTCACATACCATTCTCTAAAAACTCTCGCACCAATATTATATGGATTTCTACATCTATTATTCACCATAAATTTAGTCATTAACTATTTAATCACAGTCTTCTTCTTCATGTTCTTCCTCCTCTGTAATTATATCCAAAAGCAATACCACCAAATCATATATAAAAAACACCGGGGCAAAAACTGTTAAGGTGACGATGAATGCGACCGAGCGCCACATTCTCAACTTCTCTATCAAATCAAAGTTTTTAAACAAAAGATTTAAACCTATACCAGCCCAAATAGAAAATAAAATTATCATTCTTCTGTTGCCCTCCAAGTCCAATAGCTATTCGGCCATGCTTCTAAAATTGCATTATTAACTATAATATGTTCTTCTTCTGCGTCAATTTCTAATGGTTCTTCTAAAACATGCCTATCTTGTAAATCTTTGTCCCATTCGCTCATGCTTTTGGTACTAGTACACCAATAATGCGCAATTCCGGTTTCTTCTAATTGCGAAATATCGACTCCAATAGAATCATAATCAAATGAGGCGTAGCAGCTTACAATGAGCGTTTTTACCCAATAGCGTTTGGGCAAATCCGTTAAATAGATACTGAACAAATTTTCCAGTGCTTTGAACTCTTCTTCAGATATACCATCTTCAAAAAGAGGTAGTTCTGCATGCAGTTCTCTTTTAGGCGGTTCATTATCATTTTTATTATGAAAATCCCAGGTAATTTGCTTGTCTGCTGAAGGGGCAATAGTGACTGTACCCGGGCCTAATATTACATGCCCTAAACTTGTTTCTGAAACAATTGGGCCCTTGGTTTCAAATGAAAATTCTGTCCAATCTTGCGTTTTATTTTTCTTTTTAAAAAAATTCAATAGACCTTGAACTACCTTGCCCAAGCCTGATATAAATTTTGCCCACATATATATTACTCCTTATAATTTTTTATTATATATAAATATTATACATAAAATTTTTTTATTTGTCAAAAAATTTGACTTTCCCAAAATTTTTCGGTATAATATTCTCGATAGTAAGAGAATTTTGACGGTAAATAGCCCGTTAAAACTGGAGGTGAAATAATGATAAAGCTCGATTATTCTTTACAAACTCCAGAAGAACGAAACGAATTAGTCTAGCGCATTTTGGATGAACCACGCGAACATCCATTGCCATCAGCATACTTAGATGTTCTAGCTGATTATTTAATTCTTTGTATGGAGAAACAAGAGCGCAAAGAGCGAAATATACTTACTGATAATAGATTAGCTACAGTTAATAAGCGTGAGACTTCATTTGAGGGTCTTGTTTCCCAATTTGAAAATGGCGAAGATGGCATTTATGGAATTATGACAGAAGATAAAAATCAAATTTTTAGGCCCAAAATTTCAATCACTAAAGAAGATGTTGAAGATATACCTTGTTTAAAACAACTAAAAGACGCTATACATTATTGGGAAGAAAAAGCAAAAACCGCACAAGGTCGTGATGCTTTAATAATTAAAAAAACATTAATAGAATTACAAAAAGATTAGTATATTATTAAAAATGCTTATAAAAAACCAATTGTTTTTACATAGGCCATGCATTCGTCTCGTAATTTTATTCCTTTAGATGGAGAAATTGAAATTGGAAAAGATGGTTTACCAATTTCACATGGTATTACTTTATTGGACCCAAAAGTATGCTCAGCTATTTTATGCAACTATTCTCGTTTAAAACAAGATAGCTGGGGCAATTTTGAATCTGATACTTGGTATTTAGTTTATGATTTTGAAAAAATTTGCGATAAAGCATTAGAGCGTTATCCTTTATATATGAAAATCGTTGAATATAAAATTGATGGAATGCAGAATATTGATATTCAAGAAGCCATTTAGAAAGAATTTGGAATTAAACATAGTTTAGAATATATTTCTTCTTTGTGGCGCAAAAAAATTCCATAGCTTATTGCATCAGCCGCTGAAGATGAATATTTAGACTGGTATTTTCTGAAAGAAGCTAAGGGAACATATAAGCGTTGCTCAAGATGCGGCGAGGTTAAATTATTAAATAATAAATATTTTAGTTTAAATAAGAGTAGTTCGGATAATTTTTATAGTATATGTAAAAAATGCCGAAATCGTAAATGGGGGCTGGACAAAAATAATCAATCCTAATTGGTATTTTTTTTAAGTTTAATTGAAAGGAGAGATTATATGATAGAACAAGTATATTGTACTAAGTGTGGTCGTACTAAATCGGTTGAAGATTTTTATATTTCAAATAACAAAGAAAAATATCCAGACGGCCACATAAATCAATGTAAAAAATGTTTAACTATGCATGTCGATAATTGGGACCCAGACACTTATTTATGGATTCTTTAGGAAATTGATGTGCCTTATATTCCAGATGAGTGGAATAAATTACTCGCAACCTGGGGTAAAGATAAAAGTAAAATAACTGGCTTAACTATTGTAGGTCGTTATCTGTCTAAAATGAAACTAAAACAATATAAAGATTTTAGATGGAAAGATACAGAATTCCTTCAGGAAATGGCAAACAAAAAAATTGAAGAAGCAATGAAACGTCAAGGATTTGGTGCCGCTGAGATTGCTCAGCAAATTGAACGTAGTAGTTTTACTATGCCAGAAGGCGAATTAAGCGAGCCGCCTCCCCCTGTAAAGCACAATGAAACAAATCCTTTTATACCTCAAGAGGATTATTTTGATGATGGTGCAACAGATAGTTTAGTGTCGCAATTAACCGATGAAGATAAAACTTATCTTCGTTTGAAATGGGGTAAAATGTATAAACCAGATGAATGGATTGAGTTAGAAAAACTATATGTTGATATGATGGAGTCTTATGATATCCAAGCCGCTGGTGATAAAAATACCCTTATCTTGGCTTGTAAAAGTTCTCTTAAGGCCAATTAGCTAATTGACATTGGTGATATAGATGGCGCCCAAAAGGCAATGAAAATGTATGATTCGCTAATGAAGTCTGGTAAATGGACAGCTGCGCAAAACAAAGCTGAGAATGGAGAATGTGTTGATTCTATTTCTGAGCTTGTGGCTCTGTGTGAACGAGATGGATTTATTCCTAGATATTATGTAGATACTCCACAAGACAAGGTAGACCGTGTTATTCAAGATTTACAAGACTATACTCGTAATCTGGTTATTGAAGAGATGCATTTAGGCCCGTTAATTGAAAGAGCTGTACGCCAGATAGAACAAGACAGAGACAATGAGAGTGATTATGACGATGAGGATGATGAGACTGATGAGCTTGAAAGATAGCTTTATGACTCAAATGAAGAACTAGAAAATACAGATGAAGATTATGATGAATATTTTCAATAGCAAGAAAAATTAAAAGAAGCAAATGAAGAATTATTTAGACTATTGGAGAGTGAATAATTATGGCTTTACAATAGTTATTAGATATATCATAGAAGAGACAAAAAATTGGCATATCAGAAGAGCGTATTGAGGCAATAAAACCCGCACTGCGGTAGTATATTGCCTTTTGGCGCGAATACCCTGATATGTTTATTGATTTTTTACAAACTGGAGCCGACACAACTGAAGTACCAAAAGATGGATTAAAATTTTATTTTTATTAGCGTGTATTCTTACGTATTTCGGTTCGTTATCGCCAAGTTTATGCGGTTTTTCCACGTGGTTATTCCAAGAGCTTCTTAGCTGTCTTAAGTCTTATGATTAGATGTATTCTTTATCCAGGAGCCAAGTTATTTACTTCTGCTGGTGGTAAGAGCCAAAGCGCAAGTATATTAAAGGAAAAAGTTGATGAGCTGTGTAGATTGGTTCCAGCTCTCGCGCGTGAAATTGATAGAAGACCTAAAAAAACGCAAGAATCAAAAGATAAGTGCGTGTATGTATTTAAGAATGGGTCTTATTTTGATAACGTTGCTGCCAATGAGCGTGCTCGTGGTGGTCGTAGACACGCCGGCGTATTGGAAGAATGCGTTGGTATCGATGGCAAAATCTTAAAAGAAGTTTTGATACCTATGATGGCCATTTCAAGAAAATGTCTTGATGGAACAAAACAAAAAGATGAAGCTCTAAATAAAGGTGAACTTTACATTATAAAATTTTTGGACAAAGTGTTATAAATTTTTCTCCCTTATTTTCTTATTATAATGAAAGGAGAGATTTTTATGTATTATATTTATAAAATTGAAAATTTAGTCAATCATAAAAAATATATTGGTTTAACCAATAATATATAGCGTAGACATTTACGTCATTTTTCTGATTTAAAAAGAGGTTGTCATGATAATTCTTTTTTACAAAAAGAATATAATATTTATGGCAAAGACAATTTTTCTTTTGAGCAAATTTTTGAAGGAGATATTAGTTCAAAAGAAATTGGTGAAAAAGAAAAATATTATATTAAGTTATATGATAGTTTTCACAATGGCTATAACCAGAATGAAGGTGGTAATTTTGGGCCTGCAAATGGCGGTAGTCATTTAGTTGAAACAGATATATTAAATATTTTAGCGGCTTTAGAGTTTATGTCTAGACCAGGCCAAATTTTATCTGATATGTTTGGAGTGACGAAAACTACAATTAGTCGTATTAAACATGGTGTTAATCATGCTTAGTATAAAGAAAAATATGATAAAATGTCATATGAGCAAAGAAAAGCTATATATGATATTTTTTGTGAAACAACTAATTTTTACGAAAAAAAAGTATAGACAACAATAATTAAATCCAATAGAAGAATGACAAAAGAACAAGTATTTATGGTTCTTTTAAATGAAGAGCTTGGAAGAAAAATCCCTTTAAAACGCTTGGCGCGTTAGTGGGGTTTTCATGGAAAAGCTTTAATGTCTATATTGCAAGGAAAAAGTTATAAAGATTATGTTTTAGAATATACTAAAATAACACAAGACCAAAAAGAAAAAATAGTGTCATTGCTAAGTAATTAGCAATAGCAAACCTCTTGAATTGCGGGGAAGCCCAGACCGGGTAATCCGCAGCCAAGCTCCAATTATGGAGAAGGTTCAACGACTATCCCGAAAGGGAGTAGGACGCAAGCGATTGGCGTTCGAAGTGGGAGGCCCCTACCGGTTAGGCCGAGGGTGAAGATATAGTCTACTCTATATAGGAATATATAGCTGCGAAAGCGTGTCGAATGTAGCGAATTCGACAGAATATAAAGGAACTACAGCAGGCCAAAAGAGTTCGTATGCCTATCAAAAATTGATTTAGACTTTAGTTAAAATGATTACTGAGCCAGGCTCCGCTTTTATTTTAGGTGGTACTTATAAAATTTTGGTCCTTTTAGGTCAATACGAAAAGACCTTCGTTCAAGATTAGAAGAGGGATGAAACTTTTAATGAAGCGGCTTTTGGTCGTGAATATGAATCGCGCTGGTCTGGTACTGTTGAAGATGCTTTCTTTAATGGCGAAGCTTTTGACCGCAGTCGTGTGATTCTTTAGGCTGAAACAGAATATTCCGGTCGCTCAACTCAATAGAGCTATTATGTAGTTTCTGTCGATGTTGGCCGAAAAGGATGTGATAGCGTAGCTACAATAATTAAAGTAACTCCATAGTCCGTTGGAGAGGCATATAAATCTTTAGTAAACATTTATACTATATCAGACGAACACTTCGAAGACTAGGCTTTAAAAATTAAAAAGTTATATTATAAATATAAGGCTCGTAGAGTGGTTATTGATGCCAACGGCTTAGGTATAGGTTTAATGGATTATATGGTAAAAAGTTAGATTGATTCAGTCAATGGCGATGTTTATCCTCCTTTTGGAGTATACAATGATGAAGATGGATTTTATAAAAAATTCCAAACTAAAGACACCGAATATGATGCTATTTATACTATTAAAGCTAATGCTCCATTAAACACGGAAGCGCATAGTAATCTTCAAGCATAGCTTAATAGCGGTAAACTTCGTTTCTTGATTGAAGAGCGAGTTGCTAAAACTAAACTTCTAGAAACTAAAGTTGGCTAGAATATGAGCAGCGAATAGCGCGCAGAGCGTTTAATGCCATTTTAGTTAACAGATATTTTAAAAGAAGAACTTATGAATTTGCGTGAAGAAAATGAAGGCGTGAATATAATTTTAAAACAAGCCAATAAAAGAGTTAAAAAAGATAAAGTTTCATCGTTAGAATATGGATTATATTATATAAAATAGGAAGAAAGCAAGAAGCGTAAAAGAAAGCGTTTTGATGCATCTCAATGGTGCTTTATGAACTAAGAAAGGAGGAACGGAAATGCGAGCGTCATATGGAGAAATAAAAATTGAAGAAATTCTTAAAGAAAATGGATTAAATTTTAAAATGGAATATATATTCCCGGATTTGCGTTCCCCCAATGGGAAACCACTTCGTTTTGATTTTGCTGTTTTTGACGATGATGGTAATATTGATTTTCTTATTGAATATCAAGGTAAACAGCATTACGAACCTAGCTCAAAATTTGGTGGTAAGAAAGGATTTTACTAGCAATAGTTTAATGATAATAAGAAGCGCCGTTTTTGTGCGCTTCATGAATTTACTTTAATAGAAATTCCTTATTATGAAGAAAATCTTATTACTTATGATTATATAATGGAAAAAGCTGGGTATTAAAATTAAGGAGGTGAGTTTGTGGAAGAAATGAATCGACAAGAGCAAATCCGTAATAAAGGATTTGATATGTATAGCTCAAGAGATACTAAATTTGGTACAATTAAAGTTGGTGTTAAAAAGTTAGAAGATGCGACAGTTAATTTGGGCGCTATTTGTTCTAGTAATACCAATTATGGAAATAAAGCTGTTATTATGAAAGCTTTATCAACCAATGATATTGAAACCCAAAGGGAAATCTCTAAATACTTTTATCGTACAAGCGGCATTTATGAAAGAACTTGCAATTATTTTGCAACAATGTATAGATATGACTGGTATATTGTTCCAGAAGTATATGATGAATCGGTGGCAGAGACAAAAATTGTGGGAGATTTTCACAGATTATTAAACTATTTAGATAATTCTTATATCAAAAAAATTTGTGCTGATATTGCTAAAGATGTTATTGTTAAAGGCGCTTATTATGCTTGTATTATTGAAGGATAGAATGGATTGATTTTATAGGATTTACCAATTAATTATTGCCGTTCTAGATATAACGTTGGAAATACTCCAGTAGTTGAATTTAATATGAGTTTCTTTGACTAGAAATTCCCTGACGCAACTTATCGTGACAAGGTTTTAAAACTTTTTCCAGCTGAATTTGCTAAAGGATATAAATTATACCGTCAAGGAAAATTAAATTCAGATGGAATTGCAAAATCTAATTGTTTTTTGAATTATGGCTGGTATCCTTTAGAGCCAGGCTCTGTAGTAAAATTTAGTCTAACCGCAGATGATTCTCCCTTATTCGTTAACGCTTGTCCCGCTATTCTTGACTTAGATGCTGCGCAAGATTTAGACCGCCGCAAACAGATGCAGAAGTTATTAAAAATTATTGTTCAAAAATTACCCATGGACAAAAATGGTGATTTGATTTTTGATGTAGATGAAGCAAGAGATATTCATAATAATGCTGTTCAAATGTTGCGTCGTGCTATTGGCGTTGATGTTTTGACTACATTTACAGACGTAGATTCAATTGATACTTCAGACCGCAATTCTTCTACAACTGTTGATGATTTAGAGAAGGTTGAGCGCACTGTATATAATACCTTTGGTGTCTCACAAAACTTGTTTAACACTTCTGGCAACATGTCTTTGGAAAAATCAATTCTAAACGATGAAGGCTCTATGAGGAGCCTCGTGTTGCAATTCCAGATTTTTTTTGATATAATAACACAAAAGCGAGGCAAAAATAAGAGTAAATATAATTATCGTTTTTATATGTTAGAAACGACACAATATAATTATAAAGATTTATCTAAAATGTATAAAGAGCAGGTTCAAATTGGTTACTCCAAGATGCTTCCACAGATTGCTTTGGGTCATTCTCAAAGTGCAATTATTAATACAGCTTATTTTGAAAATGAAGTATTACACTTGAGCGAAGTAATGTTACCTCCTTTAATGTCTTCTACTTTAAACGCAGAAGACATTTTGGGCAACAAGGGTAAATCAAATACTTCTACTTCTCAAGATAATACGGAAGAGGGTAAGGCTGGAAGACCAGAATTACCCGATGATAAAAAGAGTGATAAAACAATTGCCAATAAAGAATCTATGAGCTAAGGAGGAAAATTGAAATGAACTTAAGTATCAAACTTGATTCTCCTTGCGAATTTATCAATATTGTTCCTTATAATCCTTTGATTTCTAAGTGTTAGATTAAGGTGTGCTGGGTCGGAGATGAGGCCAATCGTAATCGTAGTATTATTACTAAAGAAGTTGCGACAGAGATGGCTAATTCATTACCTGGTAGCCCCATTGTTGGTTTTTATAATGAATCTACTGAAGATTTTGAAGAGCACAATAGAATTATTGATATTTCTAATGGTCAATTTAAAATTAAAGATACTACTAGACCCTATGGTTTCGTAGACTTAAATGCTAAATGCTGGTTTTAGAAATTTGATGATGAAGGTGTGGAACATGAATATCTAATGACAGAGGGTTGGTTGTGGACCGGCTAGTATCCAGAAGCACAACGTATTTTGGACCATGGCAATAACTAGTCTATGGAATTGGATGAAAAATTGATTAATGCGCATTGGACAAAAGACGCTAATGGAAAACCACAGTTTTTCATTATTAATGAGGCAATAATCTCAAAACTTTGTATTTTGGGTGAAGAATGTGAACCTTGCTTTGAAGGCGCCCAAATTACTAAAGTTCAGTTCTCTTTTGAGGATGGATTCAAAGAGCAATTATTCTCAATGATGAAAGAACTAAAAGAAATGATGAATGAAGGAGGAACGCCTGTGTTTACAGTTTACGCAGTAGAAATTGGCGACGCTCTTTGGAGTGCTTTGTATGATTATTTGATTGCTACTCATCCTCATGAGGAAAATGAGTGGTGTTCTAAATATCGTATTGAAGGTATTTACGAAGAGGGAGACCAAAAGTTCGCTATTCTTCGTGATAACTCCACTGGTGATTATTTCCGCATGAATTTCTCTATTTCCGAAGATGGTTATAACTTCGGAGAGGAGTTAATTGCTGTTGAGAAAGAATTTGTTCCTGTTAGTGAGGAACCCCAATTTGCGCTTGACGCCTATGACACTTTTGTGGCAGAATATGCGGCAAGCAAGAAAGAGCCAGAGGGCGAACCCGAAGAAACTTGTCCTAAATGCGGAAAGCCTCTAAATGAGTGTGAATGCGAAAATGAGGACAAAAAGAATCAATACGTTTTGGAAGAAATTCCAGAATATATGGAGCTTTCTGAAAAATATACTGAATTAGAAAATAAGTATAGTGCTTTAGAATCCTCTAACGCAACCTTAGTTGAAGAAAAGGCTGCTTTAGAAACCACTAAAGCTGATTTAGAAGCTCAAATCAGTAGCTTAAATGAATTCAAAATGAAAGTCGAAAGAAAAGAAAAGAAAGCAATGATTTCTGAAACTTTCTATATGTTACCTGAAGAGGCGACAAAGGAAATTTTAGAAAATATTGATTCTTACTCTCTAGAAGATATTGAATCTAAGCTATCTGTTTATTGTGTGCGCAACAAGATTAGCTTCGCCAAGGATGGAGAAAATCCTGAACTAGACCCACTGAACTACAATCTTGGTAGTTTAAATGACCAAGATGAATCTGTTCCAGCTTGGATTAAAGCTGCTCTTGAAAAGCAAAAAAATATGTAATATTTTATAAGGAGGATATAAAAATGGCTAAAACATTTTTAGACAAACTGAGCCAGGCTAACTATGTAGAGCATGGTTATGCTCAAGTTGAGCCAAACCATCTGTCCGCTCAACGCACTGGCCAGATTTATGCACAGCTTCCTGCCGCTTCCGATATTGCCGTTCTTGAGAATGGTCAGTTCGTAAAGTATGACTATGCTAAGGGCTTAGTCAATTTTGAAGGCGAAGGCGAATGGATGCTTGTTTACAACGAAGTAAAGTTATATCGTGATGGACAGGACGAGTGCGAGTTTGCTATGGTAAAGCGCAATTATGCTGCTAAGGTTTATAGCCCCAGCGATGGCGTTTTAACCGACGATGCTAAGTCTCGCGACTACACTGGTATTGTTGCTCCTGCTGACCCCTATTCTCTGGACGCAACTGAAGACCCCTTCCATATTTATAGTCAAAATAAGTTTGTTAAGATGCCCGAAGATACCACTATGGTGCCTCGTGTATTTAAGACTAATGTTGGCGATATCTTTACTACCAACTGTGTAAACGTTGCTGAAGAAGCCACCCTAGAAGTTGGTGCTATCCTAGCTCCTGGTGCCAAGGGCATCCTTGAGGAAGCTGGCGAAGATGCTACTATGAAGTGGCAGGTTGTTAAGGTTTATACTATGCCCGACTATCAAAAGGGCGTAAAAGTTATGCGTATCGCTTAATGAAAGGAGAGAAGAAAAATGGCTTTAAATAAAAATGATTTAGTGCAATTAGGTAAAATTGCTATGACTGCTAATCCTTCTGCTCCTACCGCTTATAGTTTCAATGGTGCTAATTTAACTTATGCAGCTATCAACGAAACTCTTCGCGATGAGTTGAACGCTTTAGCCGGTACTCACGCACAATATCGTGAAAATAAGAATTTAATCTTCTCCATTATGGAAGAAGTTCTGGATGATGTTCTGCCTAAGAAGGTTGCAGAGCGCTATGCCGATATGGCTGTAACCAAGGTGTTCGCACAGGGTGATAAGCCTGAGTTTACTCGTAACCGTACCAATAATCGCCGTGCAAAGCAGTTTATTACTCGCGTTGGTCTGGCTGGTCGCTATGAAGTTTTCAAGCTTGGTAAGAAAACTGAGAGCTTCCAGGTACCCACTAGCGCACTGGGCGGAGCTGCTCAAATCGGCTTTGAAGAATATTTAGATGGCCGTATCGACATGGCTGAAGTTCTAAATATCGTTCTTGAGGGTATTGATGAAGCTATTCAGAAGGAAGTTGTCCTGGCTATGGAAGGCGCTGTTAACCAGCTGCCTGCTGCTAACCGCGTTTCTATTAACGGTTGGAATGAGGCTGAAATGGACCGTCTAATTTCTATTGTAGCCGCTTATGGTACTCCTGTTATTTATTGTACTCGTGAATTTGCTACTCGTATGATTCCTAGCGGAGAGAGTGCAGTTTATCTAACCGAGTCAATGAAAGAGGCTATTTGGAACAATGGCTGGTTAGGCAATTATAAAACCACTAAGGTTATTATTGTTGAGCAAAGCTTCTTAGATGAGACCAATAGCACTAAGGCAATTAATCCCGCACACTGCTGGATTGTTCCTACTGGCGCTAATGGCAAGCCCGTTTACATTGCTCTAGAAGGCAACACCCTAATGAAAGAGCATGAAAATGACGATTGGAGCCGTGACATTCAGGTTTACAAGAAGGTTGGCGTAGTTGCTATGCTGAACAACAGCGTTTGCTACTACTATGACTCCAGCTTGGATATTGATAAGCCTGTTGTAACTGGTTAATTGAATATAGTATAAGACTTTTAGGGGAGAAGGGGAATTCCCCTTCTCCCCATTATTTATTTGGAGTAAAAGGAGAAAATATTTATGGATATGAAAAAAATTATGAGTGTTACGAATAGAAGTGCTGGTAGAGTAGTTTATATGATTCCAGAGCATAATATTCGTCGAGAGTTTGCAGTAGGTGAAACTAAAAAAATTACTTACGAAGAATTGGTTTGGTTATCTTATCAGCCCGGCGGACGCATCCTAATGCAGAACATGCTGCTGATTAAAGACACTGAAGCAATTAAGGATTTAAATATTTAGGATGAACCAGAATATTATATGTCTGAAGCAGATATTATTGATATGCTTTTAAATGGTAGTTTAGACTAGCTGTTGGATGCGCTTGATTTTGCTCCCAAGGGAGTTATTGATATTATTAAAGAAAAGGCTGTGACTCTGCCTTTACAAGATATGAGTAAGCGCGAAGCTATTCAAAAAGTCACTGGTTTTAATGTAACTGCTGCTATTGAAAACTCTAAGCCCGATGAAGAAGACGAAAAGGTGGAAGCTCCTGCGGCTACTCGCCGGGTCCGCACTAATACGGAAACCCCTGAAGCACCTACTCGTCGCTACGTAGTGGTTAATAAGGAATAATGTAAGGAGGAGCGATTATGGGAACAACTTTTGCTGAAGTATATAATCGCTTTCTCGGAAAAATTACTGACGATATGTATATGGAATTAACTCCATAGGACACAATTAAGGACTTACGAAACCTCATACTCAATGCTTTGCCTGGCTTTGAATTTCCTCGTAAGGTCTTAACTGATTTTAATATCAATATTGAAACAAAATCCGCCTCTGACATAGGAGAAGCGGATTTTGTAATAAGTACTGATAGTACAGGAAACGCGCAAATTGACTCATCTTCTTTCAATGAAACTCTTACTAGTGAAGAAATCAATATTATCGCTATTCTTATGATGGAAGGATGGCTGCAACGTCAAGTGACTTCTATTGAAAATACTAGAATGAAATATAGCGGTTCTGATTTTAAATTTACTTCTCAAGCTAATCATTTAGCTAAATTGCTAACCTTATTAAAGGAAGTGCAAAGACAGTCGCATCATATGCAGCGTTTGTATAAACGTCGCCGCCATTCTGAATCTGGCCATTATGAATCTAACTGGTCTGTTTTGAGGGATATTAGTGCTATTGACTAAGTATGGTATTGCTGAAGTCACTGATATTTAGTCTAATGTTATGCGATTGACTAATTAGCTATGGAAGTTAATTCCTATGAGAGAAAATAAAGAAGATTGGAAGAAACAATTAGATACTGTGATTCTAGAGATTACTGGAATGAATGAGGTTTTTGTAATCAATGGAACATTAGCATCTTTATTGAGTAAATTAGAAGGACTAAAGATATTAGACACTAATTTTGAATTATACAGAAAAACAGTGTTTGAATCTATTAGTCTACTACAGGAGTTCGGTCGTGGCTTTACCGAATGAATCTTTAATGAAAGCGCGTTTAGGTGTCTATGAAAAACCCCCATATCATAAACCAGGAGTGGCTGATGATTAGGCCACTAGATTGGAATCTATGGGCGGTTATCGTTAGCAAGATAGAATGATTCGAGCAAAGCGTCAATCGTTTGACAGAGCTTTATACAATTCATATCAAGCAGCAGAAATATCTCCGGTTGCGTAGCCCGAAATACGTAACCGCGCACTTATAAATCCTAACGTATTAAAATAGGATTATGATGACAAGATTTTGTCTGTTGGATATGAAAATGATTATAAAACTGGTGATGTATTTATTTGGCATAGTCGTCAAGGCTTTACTACAGTAGATTCTCACTGGATTATATATTTACAAGATTTAACTGAATTGGCTTATTTTAGAGGCGATATTCGTAAATGCAATTATTATGTTCGATGGCTAAATGAAAACAAAGAAGAAATGGGGCGCTGGTTTGCAATTCGTGGGCCAGTAGAAACTAATATTAATTATATTCAAAAAGAAGGCATTAGTATTGATACTCCAAATCATACTTTAAATATTTTAATGACCAAAGATGAAGAGACTTTAAAATATTTTAAACGCTATGCCAAGTTTTATATCTCTAATTCTGATGCTGAAACTAATAAGATTTGTTGGCGTGTAAGCGCCGTAGATACTATTAGTATGCCAGGAGTAATGGAGATTACAGCTATTGAATATTATGCTAATGAATCAGAGGATGATGATGGTTTAGTTGGTAGTTTAATTGTAACTCCGGCTGAGCCCAATGGAAGTCAAAATTTGATAAAGGGTGAGACATACATTAAGCCTAAAAAAGTTTACGAATTTATCTATGAAGGAGAAGAAGAGGCTGAGTGGATAGTAGATACTAAAGTTCCGCTTAACGCAACTCCCAACGGCCGCCAGATTTCTATCTCCTGGCCCAAGACTTATAGCGGCGAATTTACTTTGCGTTATGGGTCTACTTCTAGAAAGGTAATTGTTGAGTCTTTGTTTTGAGATAAAGGAGATTAAAATATGAAAATTGTGAATTATGAATTTCCCAAGTCAAGTTTTTTGGCTATGGAAAAAGATTTACAACTTATCACGGATTTGATGTTTAAAAATAAGCGTTTAAAAAAGCTTTTATTTCATAATGTTCCAGATGCTTTAAAGCAACGTGAACTTACTGAAGAGGAGACTTACGCTTTATTTGGTAAAAATATTAAAATTGTTCCAAAGCTTTATATTGATGGTACTGTTTTAAATTATATTATCATTAGCTTTGATAATTTTACTCCTAATGCTACAAATCCGGAGTTTAGAGATAATGTTATTTCTTTTGATATTATTTGCCATTTTGACCAATGGCAACTGTAGGATTTTGAACTGCGGCCCTATAGAATTGCGGCTGAAATTGATTCTATGATAAACGATAAGCACTTAACAGGCATTGGAACCTTACAATTTTTAGGCGCTAACCAAATTATTCTTAATGATGAATTTGCTGGAGTGTCTTTGATGTATAGTGCTATCCAGGGGGAAGAGGATAAGAAGAAGATGCCTAATCCTGCTAATGAAGAATAGTTTATCAAAGATTTTAATGAGATGTTTAATCAATAATGGATTATCGCTTAGCTTTGATGGCTGGAATTGATATTCCAATTCCAGAGTGTTAGTTGATACTTCATTAGCCTACTATCAAAGAGATAGCTTATATAGGGGAGACAAATTTTTTTACAGGAGTTTAGTGTCTATGCCTACAAAAAAGTATGGTAATTTAGGACGAAAGACTTCTATCAACTACCTCAAATTTTCAAATATTTATGACGATAGTGAATGAGAAATAGACAGCTGATAAAAAGTCTGATGTTATCTCTGTACTTACTGTTTTATTTCCTTCGTATAAAGTAATTTTTACTCCTCGGTCAATTATGTTTAATAATGAGTCCGGAAATTTCATGGTAGATGAAGGAAATTTTGAAAGTTTACAATAGGTTTTATCAGAGATTTTTTGCTTGCGCAATTCGGATTAGGCAAGTTTTAATCCGGCGAATAAAAAAGCAAAAGAAATTGCTGATAAACTTATGAAAGCGAGACAAAAAGTGGCGCAGTAGAAAGCCGCCGAAGGTGGTGAGGGCAGCGCTCTCGCGCAGTATGTTTCCACTTTGACTATTGGCTTAAATTCGATGTCACTAGACGAATGTCTAGGACTAACGATGTATTAGCTATATGATTTGATGGAAAGATATTCACTTTATATAAACTGGGATATCGATTTGCGGTCGCGTCTTGCGGGCGCCAAACCCGATAAGCCTGTTGAAAATTGGATGAAAAATATCCATTAAAAATAATTAAGGAGGAAAAAACTTATGAAATATGGTATTCGCGAAATTTGCGATGTCGTTTTAAGAGCTAAGGCTCGTATGAAGGTTGGTAATAAAGTCTTCTATAAGGATGAGCCTGTTATCTATTTTGATAGCTTAAAGACCTCTAGTATGGAAGGTGCAGCTACCACTGTTTATGCTACTGGTGGCCGTGGTAACTCTCGTCTAATCGCTTGGGAAGGTGAAAGAACAGTTACTTGGACCATGGAAGATGCTCTAATTTCCAAGGTTGGCTTAGCTATTTTAACTGGTGCTGATGTTATTGATGCTACTAAAGAGGCTCCCATTACAGTTCATACTACTGAGATTGTTAAGAAAGAAAATGATAAATTTACTTTATCTGAAACTCCTTCTACCAAGGCTTCTGTGTATGCTATGGTTTTAGACAATAATGGTAATCCTATTTCTGAACCTTACATTTGTAAGAGTCAAAAGGAATTGGCTTTAGATACCACTGCAACATATACAACTACTACACTACCTACTGATGCAGAAGTAATGTTAGTAGATTATTATGTAGATAGAACAGGTGGTTCTCAGATTGAAATTACTCCTGATAAGTTCGGTGGTAACTTCTATCTTGAGGCTTCTACTTTGTTCCGTGATACTAATGGTCAGGACCTGCCTGCTGAGTTCATTATTCCTAATTGTAAGGTACAGTCTAACTTTACCTTCTCAATGGCTTCTAGCGGTGACCCCTCTACCTTTACTTTCACAATGGATGCTTTCCCTGGTTATACTCGTTTTAACCCTGAAAAGAAGGTTCTATCTGTAATTCAGATTATTGATGAAGAGGCTGGCGCTGAGTATACTCGTCGTGAGACTCCTGTTAATTACGCAGGACCTAAGTCTGAGGACGATACTTACTATGAAAAGGGCGAAGAAGCCGGTAACGACGATGACTATCTCGCAGATGATAGCACTGTTGTAACTGATTAATTAATTTAAAAAAAGAGGAAGAGAATATCTCTTCCTCTTTTTTTGTTTTTATTTTGAATTTGAGAGAAAGGAGAGATATTTTTATGACAGATGCACAAATTCGTAAACAAATAGATACTAAAATACATGATGCAGTTATGAATAAATATGTAAAAGAAAAAAAGGCCAATGCGGATAGAGCGCGGGCAGTGCGTTTAGAGAAATACTTTAATTATATTACAAGATATGTACATGCTTTAAAAACTGGTTAGGCAAAAAAACGTGGATATTTTTAGTCTAGCGCAGAACTAAAATTTATAAAGGAATTAAATCAAAAAGGAGTTCCTTTTATGGAGCTATTTAATTATTCTCTTAATACTAATTAGTTTAGCTAGGATGGTTTTTAGTTTGAAACAGATTTAAATAAAATACTTAATTCAATAGTACCGGGTATGGCTTAGAAAATAGGCGGAGATAAGGTTTATTCAAATGTAAATTTTTTATATCAAGATATCAAAAATATTCCTTTAAGAGCATTGGATTACTTAAGTGAAGATTTAAATAAATGGATAAAATATAATTATTAGCATTAGGTTCATGTTTCTAATAATAGTATAGTTCGATAGGCCGGAGTTTTTGGTAAAATTGATTTGAAAATACCAAAAAGCACAATTTCCCTAGAATATGCTACAACGAATGAAGTTCAAGAGTTTTTATCTTTACTTCAAGGTTCAAATATTACTGCAAAAAACTATACAAATATGAATTCTATACACTTGGGTTCAACCAAATATTTTCGTGTGGTTTCATCAATTATGGAAGATATTGGCATGGCTAATTCTACTCCAAGTATTTTGGATGTTTATTATAAAACCTATAGGGCTAGAGTTAATTCAAAAACAAAACCTCAGATGTACCCTCATAAAGTTCATATGCGTTTTGCTTATGAACTATTAGGTGCTGGTCAATATTATGACATAAATGGTCAATTATAGTCTTTGGGTACTACTGATTTATTAATTGTATATAATAAATCTACTTAGCAAATTAAAGTAAAAAGTACTTATGACATTGCTCGATAGATTTTGAGAAAAGAGCATTATGGTTCTAGTATGGGTAAATCTAGTTCTATTAATCTTAATAATCTTGATTAAATCTTGACAATTCTAAAATTTTTTGATATAATAAAATAAAAACGAGCTTAAAAGTTCGTAAATTGAGATAAAGGAGAAATAATTATGGCAAAAATTAGTTTTAATAAGCTTGGTTTAAAGATTAATCAGGCTACAAAAACAGTTCAATATAAAGAAGATTTTGCTATTGAAATTAAGCAATATCTTCCAGTAAATGAAAAATTAAAAATGATGGGTGAAATTTTAGAGTATACAATGGATTAGAATAATTTTGCTAATCCAGTTAAACAAAAAGTATTCACCACAATTTCAGTAATTGAATATTATACTAATATTACTTTTACTGATAAGCAAAAGGAAGACCCTACAAAGTTATATGATGCGATTAATAGTAGTGATTTATTTGAGGTAATTTCATCTAATATTCCAGAAGCAGAATTATAGGAGTTACAGAATGGAATTGATGGTATTATTATTGCTTATTACCAATATACTAATTCTATTCTTGGAGTTTTAGAAAATATTAAGCAGAACTACAACTCTAAAGAACTGGATATTTCTGAATTATTGAGTCAAATAAATGACCCTTAGGCTTTTGAAACACTTAAACAAATTGCACCGGCTATGGTTGGACTAAATAACTAAATTTTATATAGTGAATTTTCAAAATAATTGAGAATAACAGTGGTCCCTGAGATTTTATTCTCAGGGACTTTTTTGTTTTATATGATTAAGGAGAAAGGAGTAAATATATTATGGGTAATCAATCAATTAGAGTAAATCTAATGTTTGACGCTAATGTTGCGGCAGCTAAAAATAATATCTAGCAATTGGCTACTTTATTACAATAGATTGCGACACCAAAAACAGTTACAGTTAATGGTGGCGCTATTTAGTAGGCCGCATAGGCTGCGCAGACCCTGTAGATGCATCTGTAGAACGCAATGAATGTCAATACAGGAAAATTAGATTTAACTAAATTAAACTTTAGTTTGAAACAAGCTGGATTATCTCTTAATGATTTAAGTTCAAAACTTGTAGCTTCTGGTACTCAAGGATAGCAGGCTTTTACTAAGCTGGCCAATGCAATTGCATAGGCAGGTGTACCTGCTGCATAGCTAAATGCTACTATAGCACAGTTCTTAAAAACCATGGGTTCCGCTATGATGTGGAGTGCAGCTTATGGCGCACTAGAAGGCGTTACTAGTACTATTAGAGAAGCCGTAGATTATGCCAAAGATTTAAATAAGGCTTTAAATGATATTGCTATTGTTTCAGATTTATCTGCTTCTTAGCTAGAAGATTTTGCTGTTAAAGCAGCAAAAGCTGCCAAGACTTTAAATACTACTACTACAGAGTATGCAAAAGCGGCTTTAATTTTCTATCAATAGGGTTTAAGCGGTAAAGAAGTAGAGGAGCGTGCAAATGTTGTTACTAAGTTAGCGCAAGTAACAGGAGAAAGTGCACAGGAAGTTTCTGACCAGCTAACTGCAATTTGGAATAACTTTGATGATGGTTCCAAGAGTCTAGAATATTACGCAGATGCGTTGACTGCTCTAGGTGCAGCAACTGCGGCAAGTACCGATGAAATTACTTAGGGCTTAGAAAAGTTTGCCGCCGTTTCTGAAACCGTAGGTTTGTCCTATGAATATGCTACAGCCGCATTAGCAACTGTTGTAGATAAGACTCGTTAGAGTGCAGATATCGTAGGTACCGCATTTAAAACTTTATTTGCTCGTATTGGCGACTTGGAGCTAGGAGAGACGCTCGATGATGGTGTTACTCTTGGTAAGTATTCCGAAGCCCTTAACGCTGTTGGAGTTAATATTTTAACTCAAAGCGGAGAGTTAAAGGATATGGATAATATCCTTGACGAACTCGGTAGTAAGTGGAATAATATTAGTAAAGCGCAGTAGACTGCATTGGCATAGACTGTTGCTGGTACTAGACAATATACGCAATTTATTGCCATTATGGATAACTACAAAGATTTTAAACTTAATGTAGATATTGCGTCTGGTGCAGAAGGAACACTTACCGAGCAGTGGGAGACTTGGGCGGATAGTTATGAAGCAGCTGCCAAAAGAGTAGAACAAAGAAAAAATGAACTATATGAGGCCTTATTAGATGACGATTTTGTAATTGGTTTAACTGATACTTTTGCAGGATTGATTGGCACTATCGGAGAAGCTGCTGATGCTATGGGTGGCCTTGGACCTATTATATTAACAATTATTGGATTATTTGCCAATAGACTAATTCCTGTAATTTCTAATGCGGCTACTCATTTTGTATAGAATTGGCGAGTTATGAGCGGCGCTGCACAGCGGGAAAGCTTAGCTACTAAAGAATCGATTCGTCAGCTTTCTGAAGAAATGATTCAACAAAAAATTATTACTGGAGCTTAGGCTGAAGCTTTATAGTTAACAAATTAGTTATCTTTAGCAAAAGAAAAATTAGCTAAAACTTCTCGCTATTTAACAGAGGCTCAGAAAGCTGAGTATGAATAGAAAATGAATTTATATGAAGCTGGTAATTTGGAATTATAGAAATCTATAGAACTAGCTGAATAGAAATAGAAAGAACTAATGGTAGCAAAAAAATCTTTTTCTGTTGTGAATAAGGATAGAATTAATAATGCCAATTAGAATAAAATAACAGAATTAAAAAAAGTTGTTGGAAATAAAGAAAATATTAAGGCTAGAAATGCGGAAATTCAAAGCATACAAAATAAAATTGATAAAGACCCTAATAATAATAAGGGCGGTCGATTAACCAAATATAACAATCGCTTAGCAGAATTAAAAAAAGAACAAGAGGCAGAAATTTAGCTATAGAGAATTAGAGCATCAACCAAAAAAGGAATATCCGAACGTATTATAGGTACTTCTTAGTTAATTACTCCAGAGGCGGATGTAGAGGATAAATAGGCTGCTAATTATAGCGATAGATACTTAAATAATTTTTTACAACAAGATTTAGGAATGTCTGAACTCTCCGATGCTGCAGTTAGCTAGGGGTCCGTACAGGTAGACACAAGCATCGAAAATCTAGAAAAAGTTATTTAGAAAACCAAAGAAGTAAAAACCACGGGAGAAAATATTGATTAGTTTGTTATTGAGCTAGGAAACTCCTTAGAAAAAATAACTCCTGATAATGTAGACACCCTTAAGACGAGTTTTGAAAAGTTAGGACAAAATGCTGGATTAACTCAAGATGAAATAACAGAATTTAACACTTCTTTGGACAAATTGGCAAACGGCACAAAATTGCCAGAGGCCGATATGAATAAATTACACACTACTTTAAGGGGTATGCGTGATGGTGCTGAGCGCTCAGGGCTATAGCTAGAGGAATTGGCAGGGTAGATGGCAGAAACTTTTATACAAAGTGGTATAGGAGAAGAATAGTTATAGGACTTAATCAATAAAATGGATTTGACCGCGGAAGAGGCAGAATAGTTAAAACAAAAAATAGCTGCCCTACAAAAACAATCAGAAGATTTAAATATTACCCCTAAAATGACCAAAGGATAGGCTTTTGGCTCTTTGATTGGTCAAGTGGGTCAACTTGCTGGAAGCATTTCTATGGTGGTAGGTGCTGTTTAGATGTTTAATACTGTTTTTGATGAAACTGCTGACCCAATGACTAGATTTACAACTGCTTTAAGTGCAATAGGTATGTTATTACCAGCTATAAACATGTTAATGAATGAAAATACTATAGCTACCACTAAAAACGCAGTTGCTAGTTTGTTTGGATTAGGAGTAATTGAAAAAGAAGGGAAAAAGACATACGCTTTAGCTACGGCCAAAGGGGTTGAAACTACCGCAACATTGTTATAGACACTCGCATAGACCGCCTTAAATGGCTCAATAGGCGCCACTCTTGGCCTAATGTTAATTTTTATTAGTGTTATAGGTATACTTGTAGGAGTTGTATTATTCGCTATTGACGCCTATAAACGTTATAATGAATCTTTACGGGCAGAAGAAATTGCTTTGGAAAGCGCAACAGACGCCTTAAATAACTAGAAAGAGGCTGTTGAGAGTTTAACTTCTGCATATGACGAATTAAAAGATTCAATGTCTGACCTTAATGAATAGCAAGCTGCAATAGATGCTATGATTGAGGGGACTCAAGAATGGGAAGAGGCCGTCGAAAAAGTTAATCTATAGATAATGGATTTAATGGCTCGTTATCCGCAATTAGCTGAAGGCAATTTTGTTATTACTGATTCTAATGGTAGGATGTCACTTACTAAAGAAGGCCAAGATGTTATTCTTTAGGCGGAATATAGAGAGCTACAACGTGCTTAGCGAATATAGATGCAAAGACAAATGTCTGTAAATACGGCTTAGCAAGCAATGAATATCAAAACAGCAAATAAAAATATTGATGTTTTTGGAGATTCGGTTGATGGCAAGCGTTCGGCTGAGGCAAATGCAGAAAATGCAGATATTGAAGACAATGTGCATGAATTAGCTGAAGCCCTTGCTAATAATGAAAATGCAGTAGTTGATGCAGAAGGAAAAGTGGATTCGTTTAGTGAGCGCGTTGAAGAGTTACAAGATTTGTATAACAGCGGAAATTGGGATGAGTATAACACTGGTCTTGATAAATTGGTTGGTAAAAGTATATAGGCCAGAACCGCCGTAGAAGATTTAATTGTTTCAAATAATAGATTAGAAAATGCCAACAAAAAATTAGAAGAAGCAATTTTAGGCAATGAATTTTCAGATAACGATATATACGCTTCTTCGAAATGGAAGAGTATTATTAACACGATAGCTGCAGAAAACGATGCTAGTGAGATTTTACAGGAAGATATTGATAGGTTTATGGATAATGCTGATAGCACTGACACAACAGCAGAGGAATAGTTAAAACAATATTTATCAGTTGTCTTTGGAGAGAATCTCGAGAATATATATAGAGATGGTAATACCATAGTTGGTCAAAATTATCGTATTTCGAATTTTGGCGAAGAAACTATGACCATTGAAAAGCGAAGTGACGAAGGTTGGACAACATACGATGATAACGCCACTCGTGGTCAAATGGCAAGAGAATACGCGCAAGCTTTAGCCATATAGCGAACCGAAGAAAAACTAAAGGATTTTGTGGACGAGGCCGAAGCTATTGGCGAGCAACTTATTTCAGCAGGCTTTAAACAACGTAAAGATGAAGATTCTGAATCTTTCTATAATCGTTTAAATATTATTGGTCAAGATTTTTACAGTGGTAAAACAATAGACTTATCAGGGCTAACCCGAGAAGAAGTAAATTAGTTACAAGGAGACCAAAACACTGAATTAGGTAAAGCGATTGAAGAGGCTAAAGTTGGCTATGAGGCAGCTCGTGCGCAAGCAAATATTTTGGCCAATAGCAAATGGGTAAAAGAAAAAGAAGATAGAGAAGCTGAAGAATTATCTGGAATTTTAAAAACGGCCGGTATGGATAAGAATGATTTTGACAATTACGTAAAATCATTTAAACAATATGGAGATGCGGCTGAAAGTATCGCTAAGAAGACCTTAAAAACAAGCAATGCGATAAACTCCTTAAACAAGATATTTGAAGATAATGAAGAAGCGCTTGCTCCTGCAAACGAGGGCACGGCCGCCTATGCAACAGCCATCGGAGATTTATAGGCCTCTTTAACTGAATGGCTTGGAGTAGATTTAGATTATGATTATATTACTCAAAATCTAGAAACAGTCAAAAACGCAGCGAATGGCAGTGAAGAAGCAATTAAAGAACTCCAAATTGCAGCAGCCAGAAAAATAGTTGTAGAAATGGATTTAACTGAAGAAAATGCTAATAAGTTAAATGATTTTATTACAACCATTGAAAATAATAATTCTATTACAATTGGTGCCTCTATTGGAGCTGTTGATGATGCTGGATATATTGATAGTCTAAATGAAATGCTTAAAAATGGTGAGATTACAGCTGAAAAAGCGACTGCACTATTAAATAGCATTGGCTATGACCCTGATATAGAATATGATACTGTTAAATAGTCAACAAAGTATGATTATATTGTAGATTTACCTGGAACGGAAGAGGACTACTCAGGCTCTTTTACAGTAACTAAAGATATGCAAGTACCAAAGATTAACGCGAAAGGTACAAAATATACTGGTAATAAAATTACTTAGACTCCTGCATCTGCAAAAACTTCTAAATCTTCAGGTTCTAGTAAAGAAAAGAAAAACGCTGCTGATGAATCTGAGCGCTATCATGAAATCGAAAAAGAGCTGGAACGTCTTCAAAGAGAATATGATGCAACCTCTAAGGCTAAAGACCGCGCATTCGGTCAAAAACATCTAGATTATCTAGAGCGCGAAATCGAACTGACCAATGAACTTGCTGAAGCAACGCAACAAAAGCTATCTGAAGCCATGACCAACCTAGAGAAAGACCGTGCAGCTATGAACAAATACGGTATGTCTACCGACGAGTATGGTTAGATTACTAACTATGACGAAATGGTAGCTGCGCAAGTTGCGGCCTATAACAAGAATCCTGAAGGACAGGAAGAGGCTTATTCTCAATTCCAGAAAGAGCTGCAGCAGTATGAAGATACTCTAGCACTAGTTGCAGATTTGAAGCTGGATATTCAAGATTACGAATATTAGAAGATTGACTTAGAGCTATAGAAGATACAATACACTATTGACCTAGAAATTCGCTTAGCTGATAATGACTTAAAGCTAATTGAATATCAGTTAGAAAATCTTAGAGATACTGCGGCTGAAGTCGCAGAGAAGTTTGCGTTGATGGGTAAAACCATGGAGACAAATGAGCGCAAAGCTGCTGCGGCGCAACAGGGTATAGCCGATATATTAGGTCTTAGCCAAATAGAACTGGATTAGCTGTTAACCGAAGGCGCTGACATTGCTCAAATGGTTAAGGATAAAAACTTAACTGAAGAACAAGTTTCTGCGCTAGAAGGATATGTTGACTAGCTCTATGATTCTGTGGATGCAATGAAGGCACAACGCGATATGATTTCTGATAATCTAGTCGCAGCTTTTGAGGATATGAACAAGGAAATGGATGATTCTATCATAAAGCTTGACCATATGACCTCAATGATTGAATCTTTCCGCAATATTATCGACCTTACGGGCAAGGATGCGCTTGGCATTAGCGACGACCTCATGAAGAAAATGAACGAGTCAGCAAAAGCAATTGCAGATAATAACATCTAGATTGCGAAGGCACAGCTACAACAGAATCAAAGCGCACTAGAAGACTTACAAGCACAAATGGACGCGGCTGAAGCAACCGGCGACAAAAAAGGTGTTGAGGAGTTAAAAGAAGCTTATGATGAGGTTCTCTCCACCGTACAGGATAATTAGACTGCTCTTCTGGATGCAACAGCAGCTGGTTTAGAAGCAGCGACAAAGTTGTTCGAGCATGAAATGAATGGTATTCTAGAAACCTTTGAAAATGCAATGTCTGGTATTTACGGTTCTTTCTCTGCTTTACAAGAGGCGTTTGACAGATAGACAGAGGTAAACGACAGGTTCTTAGATGACTATGCCAAGATTTATGAACTATCTAAATTAAATCGCGACCTGACGAATTCTATTGATGACACAGATAGTATTCGCGGTAAGTAGATGCTACGTGATTTATAGGCTGAAATTAATGAGCTCCAATAGTCAGAAACTGAAATGACACAATATCAGGTAGATGAATTGCGTGCTCGTTATGAACTAAGAGTAGCAGAGATTGCTCTTGAAGAAGCCCAAAACGCAAAGTCCTAGGTACGTATGCGCAGAGATGCGAATGGTAACTGGGGTTATGTATATACCGCCGATTAGGATGCGGTAAATAGCGCAGAATAGAATTATGAAGATAAGTTATATGCTTATTAGAAGCTGCTTCAAGAGAATATTGACGAAATGCAAGCTCGCTTGGTAGCAATTCCTCAAGAGTATGCTGAAGCGGTCCGCGCAATTTACGAAGACCAGACCTTAAACGACGAAGAACGCAGACTCCGCATCCAAGAAACTTAGGACTATTACCAAGGCATGTACAGCCATGTGGTTGAGCAGTTGCGTACCATGACCGGCGATTCCAAGGTTCTGTATGAAGAAGACTGGACCAACTATTCTAAGACTACTGGATATAAAATCTCTAAAGACGCTGAATGGGTTGATAGCTTCGGCGAAACTGTAGCGGCGCAAGTGTCCGGTCTGAATAGCTTAGATGTGGCACAGCAGACATTCCAAACCAACTCTTAGACCATGTTGAGCGGTTTACAAACAGCTTATGCGACTTACCGCACAAATGTTAATGAAACTCTTGAGCTTGCTCTTGGCGATGTTGAAAAGTTCTTTGGTGATAGTACTACTGATGGTACTTTATCTTATTATCTTGATTAGATGAAGCTGAAGTCTGGTGAAGCGGCTACGAGTGCTAAAAGCATGGGAGAAACTAATGCTGAAGCCTTTAAAACTGCCGCCGAGGCAGCTGGCTCATGGTTAAGCACTTATTCTTCTAATATTGATAATTGGGTAAACAAGACTGGTGATATAGCCGGTGCTGTAAATGGAATAATCACTGCTTATAGTAATTTGGGGGTAGAATTGGATACGCTTTCTGGTAAATATAATAAGGTTATTTAGAAGGCTTAGGAGTATTAGGGTGTTGCTGGAAAGGGCGATACAGTAGTTAATTCTAATGGTACAACGTCTACTATACAGCATAAAGTATAGGCTTCTATTAATGCTTATCGAGCAGGAGAGAATTCGAAAACTGACCGTAATGCTTATGCAATCACCTCGGCAGAAGTAACATCAAAAGGCTGGGTTAAAGCCTTTGATGAAACTGGAAAAGTTAAAGAACACTATAGAGTATCCGCGATGCTTGTAGATGGAAAAAGTGAAATTTTATATCTTTCTGGGGACTAGTTAAAATCTTTATAGGCTTTGGGCTTATTGATTGATAAATATAATGTAACTGCTGCGTTTGACACAGGTGGCTATACAGGCTCCTGGGATGCTTCTGGACGACTTGCGATGCTACATCAGAAAGAATTAGTGCTTAATGCTTCTGACACAGTAAATTTCTTAGCAGCAGTAGATATCCTACGTGATATTACTAAGATAATTGATTTACAAGCATTATCACAATCTAATATGATGAGCGCAATTACATCTGCGTCGATAGGCACAGCTGCGCAAGTTATTGAACAAGATGTTACAATACATGCGGAATTCCCGAACGCAACCAATAGGTCTGAAATCGAATAGGCTTTTGACTCATTGTTAAATCGCGCTTCACAATTTGCAAATCGCAAAAAATAATGATATAATAGTGATGTAGATAGGAAACTATCTACACCACTTTTTTGTATTTGGGCAAGTCTTGGCAATATGGACTTGAGAATTTTCATAATATATGAATAAGGAGAGAAAGGAGAGATACAATTTGTCAGTTGATTATAATGAAATATTGCTTACTTCAATATAGCAATTAATTGATGCTTCCCTTGAACGGCTTCCAAGGGACGAGGTTAGTGTATTTACTATAGTAGATACCACAAACCGAGATAAGGGCGAGTATCGTATTACAAAAGATGGCTCTGTAATATACGATGCGCAGAGCGATAAGACTACTTATGTTAAAGATGAGCAAGTCTTGGTGGTCGTGTCCGCGGATGCAACACAAAAGAGATAGATTATTGGTCGCTATTCAGACAATACTACTGATAGTCCAATTGCTTATGTATCTCCAAAGGATAAAGCTATTTTTGTTAATGAGCCATATATTGATGATGCTAATATATGGCGGTTAAGGGCTCAAGGAGCGATTCAAGATAAGGCTCAACCGGAAGAAATAACAGTTAAAGAATGGACCAATGAAAGTACATGGTTGGCAAATTTACAAAAAACCGCTTGGGATACAATTTATTTAAAGGCTGATTTTAAAACTTTATTTAATGGTTATAATATAACAGGTGGCCATTATGGATTACGCCTAAGTGGTATACTTTCTGATGAGAGTAGATTTGATAAAGTATTAGACTCTTCAATGATGTTTGGTAATCCTTATGATTATATGGTACCATTTTCGCAAGATATTTTATTTTATGTTCCTCATGACCCAGGCGTTACAATTAATTCAATGACACTAAGTGTTTATCAAACTGGAGATTTCACTTGTATACTAAATGGGAAAGATGAGTCTTTCGATGAAGTGCAGTAGAAAGATGATATTTATAATATTTTTATTTCTAATCTTGAGATGGGTTTTGGCCTAGATGTTTCTTCTATCGCAGATAATACCGTTAAACTTACCACATCAGAATTACGTGAGTATAGCGGAGCAAGTGAAAAAACAGTTTCACTAATTTGGTACAATAAAGACGAAAATGACAAATATCTTGGTTTTGCAGATGGAAGCTTTGATGACAAAGCCAAAAGCAAAGATATTATTGACTGGGAAGGGAATACTTATTATTGGATTGAATGGTTTGTCGATAATGAGAAAGGTGAATTGTCACCAGTTGAGACTGATGGCAAAAGTTCTTCTTATCAAGCAACTATGCAACGTGGCCTTACTGAGACTCGCGTGACTGCGGCTGTTTGGTGCAATGGTGAGAAATTTACTCCTCTAGAAGCAGAATAGTTAGTGTTTAAAAATAGCGATGCGATTAAATCTTCTATGGGTTTAAAAATTTCTATTGCGCACGACTCCAATAGTAAAGCCAATTACCCCATATATGATGGATTAACTAACTCACTAATTAATCCTTTTGAAGCCAACTTAGATAGAAAATTAAAATTAACTTTTGAGCCTGCGGAGCCTGAATTGTGGGATGGTAAGACCATTAAGTGGTCTATTAATAATTCAATGGCATATATTCCGCAAGACAAAGTCGATAATGCAGAAGAATGCATATACCGCATCAAGCCGAATTTCTTTGCCGGTCTATAGACCGCTGAGGTGACATGTAAAGTTACACTAAAAAATGGTGTAGTTTTATCAGATAAGATAAATCTATCTTTCGCCACCCTTGGCTCTTCTGGTACAGATTATACGATTATGTTTACTCGCGATGATACAAACCGTAAGATATCTGCACATGTAGCTAATAAAGATGGTGATATATAGGAAGAAATATCGGTAGTATTAGCGTAGAAAGGAACGGATTCTTGGACAGAGAGCAATACGATTGATATTGGAGACCGTACATATAATGATTATAATATGATAGAGGCCAAGGCTGAAGTCACACATAATGGTAACAAGGTATGGATTTATGCCTATTATGGTGTAACTTTTGCTAACAATACAAATTATAGCGCTATTGTACCAGCTTCAATTATTTATGATAATACTGGTTCTAATCCAACGTATTACAAGGGCGACTGGTTATTAGAAGGGGTTGCGGAAGGCACTACTGTTACATGGCAAATACATTATTACATAGATACTAGCGAGTATAATGATACGTATCCGGCACGTAGTGGTAGGCCCTATTTGGATAATAATAATAATTTTATAGTGCCATCACTATATACTATAAGCGGAACAAATATTGCAATTGAGGCTAAGATTGGAGACGATGTTGTTTATAACTAGCCCGTTTATATAGGACAAAATTCATTTGCTTCATCACTTTTGAATGAATGGAATGGAGATTTAACTATTGACAAATATGGCAACTATGTTATGGCTGCTATGCTGGGTGCCGGTAGTAAAGATAGAGAAAATAAATTTAGCGGTGTAGTGATGGGCGAGCGAAAGATTTTAGAAGAGAATTCTGTAAAAACAGACATTGGCTTATTTGGTTTTGCCGCCGGTACTCAAACCTTTGAATTCAACGTTAATGGTACTGCTAAATTGGGCGCTAGCGGAAAAGGATAGATTCTTTTTGATGGTGCAGGTGGTATAATTAAATCGGGTCAATGGGATGGAACGTACGAAGATGGTGAAATTAAGGCAAATGGTACTCAAGGTATGGCGATTGACTTGGTAAATGGGCATATTGATGCTCATAACTTCATGCTTACTAGCTAGAATATTAAATTGAATAGTCAAGGAATAGAAGATGCTGATAGGCAATTAAAATATGGTCAAATTGGCGGTTGGGGCATCTATGCAAATAAATTAGAAGTTAAACTTCCTCCGCCCCAGGGCGAGAATGGATATGTTATAGCTGGAATCCAAGCGCCATCAGAGTTAGTAACTAACGTACTCGCCATTGGTCGTGTGACTGAAACTAGTGAGTAGTCAGGGTGGTCTTCAGCTCCATTCAGAGTAACTAAAGATGGGATTTTACATGCAACTGGGGCTCAAATTACAGGTGAAATTACAGCAACCAAATTAATTATTAGTAGCACAGACCAGACCAAAGATATCACAAATGATATAGCTACTAAAACGGATTTAGGAACCTATGGTTCTGTAACAATAGATGGTGGTAATATTAAAGCAGGTAAGGTATTGGCTGGAGTAATTGATGTTTCAGGAGTTATTTCAGCTGGTTCTGCCCAAATAAAACAATTAGCAGCAGAGCAAATTGATGCAACTACTATTACTGTAGATAGTTTAAGCGCTAGTAAAATTACAGCGGGAGATATTAAAACACCAGCAACAGGAGCTATTACAATAGGAGGATGGACTGTAGGTAATAACAGTTTAACAGCAACTGCCTATGGGTCAATTGGTTTATATAGTACCTTTTCAGGTACAAAAAGTATTGCTGGCAGTGGCCAAAAAGATGATTGGCGTATTGTGGCTGGAGATAATTTTGGTGTTGATAAAAGTGGTAATTTGTATTGTAATAGTGGCAAATTTCAAGGAGATATTACTGGTGCTACAGGAACCTTTACAGGATTAATTGGAGCAAATAACTCTTTAATAAGCGTGGGTTATTTTAACAATTTATTTTTTCAAGAGCTATTTTTTTATGGCTTTCCAGATGCACGCATTTATCTTGAAGGATATGTTGATGGGGCAACTTCTGGCTCAGGATACATGAAATGGAGAATTTAATGTTAACAAGGAGATAATGGAGTATGAAATTAACAAATCAATTAATTTATTCAAATGCCTCTATACTAGCAGCATTTGATTTAAAAGATATAAAATTACCTGTAAGAATTAGTTTTTTCTTACAGAAAAATATTTAGAAAATTATTAATCTTGCTCAAGAAATCGAAGCTGCGCGGTTAAATATTGCGCAGTCTTTTGGCGAATTAAATAAAGATTGTACTTCTTATTCTGTGCCTGCAGACCGAGTGACCGAAGCGCAAAAAGAATTAAATGATTTATTTAATTTAGAACAAGATGTTAATTTGCATATTTTTAAACTTGATGATTTTGATGGTATTGAACTTACTTATCAACAATTATCAGCAATTATGTTTATGATTGAGGAATAAAAGGAGGGATAGGTGTGAGCATCGCTTACCCACCCTATATCGATGGTAGATTACCAGCTCAAGTAGGGGATACAATGCGTATCCCCTTTGAGCCTAATCGCGCGAGTGGTACAATTACATCGATGTAGGCGCAAATAAAAACAATCAATACAAATATATCAAAAGCCACCTTAGAAACCAGTATCATTGAAGGTTAGGTTGCTATATTTGATTTATCTAAACTAGAAGATTCAAACAAGCTTCAAGTTGGTTAGTATTATAAAATTTAGTTAGCTTCTGTTGAAGAGGATAAAGATATTAGTCCTTTTTCAACGATTGGCGTGTTTAAGTATACTGATACTCCAGACGTTACAGTTGAAGTTGCGGCTAACGCATTGATTGGTACTTATAAAAATGATGACACAACAGAAAAGGTAGAGCTATATAAGTTTGACATTTATAAGGGTGAAACAATCATTGAAACTTCGGATTGGTTAGTGCATAATGCTACACAAGATACCGAAATGCATTCATCTAAAGACACATACGTGCCTTAGACAGATTTAACTTATGAAAGCGGCTTGACCGCTCGTTATAGTATTAAAACCATGAATGGTCTAGAACGTGCCTCTAATGCAATTACTATTGAAGAAATGATTCTAATTCCTTTAGATTTATAGCTTGAGCCTGCTAGTAGATGCAATTTTGATGAGGGTAGTATTGAGGTACGATTTACCTTACCTACTGAAACAGAAATTAGTGGTCGTTTCTAGCTACTACGTCGTAAAGAAGGCACAAAACGTTGGGAAAAATTGGCCACCAAAGTGCTGAATCAAACTTATAGCGCAGCTACTTATACTTTATTTGTAGATTATGCTGTTGAGCAAGGTGCTATTTACTCTTATGCTTTACAACAGTTTGCTGATAATTTATATTCAAAACGCATTCATCTCGGTACCGTAAAGGCTGATTTTGAGGATGCTTTTTTATTTGATGGAGAACGCCAATTAAAGATTAGATTTAATCCAAAGGTATCTAGTTTTAAAACTACTTTATTAGAAAGTAAGATTGATACCATTGGAGGTAAGCATCCAATATTTTTCCGCAATGGTACAACTGAATATAAAGAATTTCCAATTAGCGGTTTAATTTCATTCCACATGGATGAAAATGCTAGATTTTTTGATTGTGGATAGAATACATTAAATGTAGAGCGCGAGTCTACGCCTCACGCAATTAGTCGTACTACAAGCATGGGTGATATAATTGTCCAGGAGCGCGAATTTAAGCTAGCTGTACTAGATTGGCTTAATAATGGTAAACCAAAACTTTTTAAATCTCCAGCAGAGGGTAACTACTTAGTAAGATTAATGAATGTCAACCTGTCCCCTGAAGATAGACTAGGACGCATGTTACATACCTTTAATTGTAATGCTTATGAGATGGATACTTATGATTTCAAAAATTTAGAGAAGTATAATATTGTTAGTCCAATAGAACAAGAGACACTTGAGTTATAGGTTACACAGTGGCCTCTCAAACGTGTAATCTGGTCAAGCGGCGCTGAAGAGACAAAGAGCTTACGTATCATTGACAGTGTAGATTAGAATGGTGCGCCCGGTGGAACTTATTCTGTACTATATGATAAGGAACAAGAACCCCAAATAATTGAAATAGGTCCTACTGGACAATATAACTTTATGATAGTTCCAATTATGCTTATGAGTATAAACGGCACAAAAGGAAGATTAGAAATTGTTACGCTTTCCGCACCTTCTTTTGGATTGAATTATTAGGGTAAAACAATTAAATCTGTTACTAAGGTAATGAAATGCGGTTAGTTTTTTAATAACTTAAGCAATAATATGATTAATCTAGACCCGACTATTCGCTTTATCAATAATACGGGAGAAGAAGTAGGACCAATAGCCATACATCCAAGTACAAAAACAGCTAATCCTATGGAGATGCGTGGATATCAGCTAATTAGTGATGGAGCTTATTCTATAAAAGAAGACCAAGCTAGTTATCGTCATTATAGTTATTATCAAATTAGAGCAAAAGTACTACCTAATCAAAAATATTATTTTGATATAGCTATATAGGCCGATTATCCTGATTAGAAATTATTAGATTCTGGTGCTACGTCGTTTAAAATTTCTTCAATTAGCTCTATATATGAGCCCGCAACAAATGAGACTCCTAGTCGAAATTTAGTAAAACCAACAACTTTATATAATTCTGTATAGTTAATAAAATAGGATGATTTAGGAAATTACGCATTAATTAACATTCCTCGAATAAAGACTGGCCCAATTGAAACAGTAGCACCAATTCAAGAAGAAATTGTTGTGGGTATAAATTCACACTATGGTTCCTAGGCTAATTAGCGCATTGGAGAAAAAGGAGAAACTGGTATTATTGATGTAAAGTGGAATATTGGCCTTTTCTTACAAGATGAATCTATTTTAACTGGTATTCCAAATCTTTATGAAATCAACTCTTTAAAAATTTATAAAAAGTCTGAAAAAGTATTATATTATCAAGACGCAAATAACAAATTTTATTGGGATTCTAATTATACTGTACCAGTTGATGAAGGGCAACTTTTAAAAACAGTTTTATATAAAGTGGATAAAAATATATATTATTATAACGGTGTACGTTTAATTTAGTTAAACGATAAAGAAATCAATAATATATATAATTATAAAATTAATAAGACAGAATCTTTTAGAGATTTATCTTTATAGGGACGCATTGAATTTACTAAAAATGATTTTAATAATACACCAGAGTATTTATGGTTAGGTCATGGATTATATGCTGATATATGTTATAGTATATTGGAGGTAGAAGAATGACAAGAACAATCTATGCTCGTATTACCCGTTTGCAATGGGATGAACGTCCCATTGAACGCCTTGAAGGAAGAATCACAGCTGGCTCTATCAGTATAGATGGCAATAGTGCGGTTCGCCGCACTTGCCAGCTTTCTATGGTTACGCCGCAGACTAATATTGCTGATTATTTATGGACTTTAGATACGAAATTTAAATTAGAAATTGGAGTATAGGAAAATTTAAATTCAGAAATTAAGTGGTTTAAATAGGGTATTTATGTTATCACATCTTTTTCATCCGCTTTATCCACTACTGGTTATACAATTAATATTTCTGGTAAAGATAAAATGTGTCTTTTAAATGGAGAGGTTGGCGGGTCTTTAACTTCTGAGGTTAATTTTGGAGAATATGAACAAGAGGCGGCCCCAGGAGTATATAAAGTGATTAAAATGCCATTAATTGAAATTATTAAAGAAGCTGTACACCACTATGGTAATGAAATGTTTTACAATATTATTGTTAATGATTTAGATAATCGTGTTATGGAATTACAAGAGTATCGATATGATACGCCTATGTATTTATTTCGTAATCGCACCAATGATGTTTAGTTGTATAATTAGGCAACTTTAGATGGTGAAATGCGCATAGTTTTAAATGGAAATACAATGCCAATTCAAAATTTACGCGAAAAAGAGTTTGATTCTTTATCTGTATTTACAGATTCAGATACAAAAGGAGCGATATTTAAATTAGATGGTGATGAAGCATAGAATGATTATACCGCTGCAAAGATTACTTATGGATAGACCATAGGGTACACGCCAACTGAAATGACTTATGCCGGTTAGCTTATTGGTGCTATTGGAGAGTCCATTACTTCAGTTTTAGATAAGATTAAAAATATGCTTGGAAATTTTGAATATTTTTATGATTTAGATGGACATTTTATTTTTCAAGAAAAAAAGAATTACTTCAACACCTCTTGGAATCCTATCGTATCTTCTGATGAAGGATTAACTTACGTAGGTATTTCATCAACTCCAATTACTTATACCTTTAGCGGAAATAATTATTTTACTGCTTTTAATAATACTCCTAATTTATTAAATTTACGTAATGATTTTTGCGTTTGGGGTGTCCGAAAAGGCACTGGTGGAAAAGATTTGCCAGTGCATATGCGTTATGCGATTGATGTTAAACCATTAGTATATAATTCTATTACAGTAAAAGACTATGAACTAAATGAATATAATACTAAATATGGCACTCAATTAGAAGGACAAACATCAGTTACTTATACAGCCATAGGTGATTCTAGTAAGGGATATTACGATGCTGAAAATAACATTATTTATATTTATGCTGATTTTTTACAAGATGGTTCAGTATCATTACCATTAGACCCAATTATTAGCATAGAAGTCTCTCATCAATCTGTAAACTATGTTGATTGGCGTGAACTAATTTATCAAATGGCTTTGGATTATTGCAAATATAATCATTTAGACGACTTTGAATAGAAAGTTGCTGAAGCTAATCCCGAACTTTTTAGTACGGGCAAAACTGGATATGAACAATATTACGTAGACATGGAAGGATTTTGGCGTTAGCTCTACAACCCTGATACAGTTAATAGCTGGGGCGGTTGGAATCCAGATGTAAAATTTGCTCCAGAGAAATTAAATTTCTGGATTGATTTTCTTGATTCTGATAGTGAACTAAGTAAATACTCTGTGCGAGCCATTGGACATCGGCCCAAAGTGGTTAATGATAAAGATGTAAAAGCCATATATTATAGAGAGACGCCACAAATTATTTTTGCGACTAACGCTGATGATACAAAAGATACCGGTTATGTGCGTTTTAATCCAGTTGGCTATGGTAGTTTATATTCGTAGAGTACTCAAGGAAAATCAGCAAAAGATGAGATTGATAATTTATTATATAATTATGCCTATTGCACAGAAAGTGTATCAATTACCTCAATTCCAGTATATGATTTAGAACCAAATACTAGAATATATATTAATGATACTGACACAGGCATTAACGGCGAATATATTGTAAATAAAATAACAATGCCATTGAGTTATAATGGTATGATGTCTTTAACTGCCATTAAGGCAGTAGATAGAATTTTATAAGGAGGATAAGAGAATGATAATAAAACAAATTGTATTATTTGGTGATACTGCTCCTTTTAATTAGGAACTTTTAACTGGGTTTCGTGCGACTCGAATTGGTATTTGCGCCCCCGCGGGTACCTTGTTTTGGTTGAATCATGGCTAGGCCATTGAAATAAATGAATATAAAATATATGAACTTGATGTAAGTAATTATGGCTATTTAACCAGTCTAATTGTCTAGAAGCCATTGGATGAAGCAAAAGTAATTATCGACTTAATTGGGGAGGAGATTGAAGTAATATGAGTTTTTATGGTAAAATTTTTCCTACGATTGAGAAATTTTTTAGATTTATTAAAATTACAAACCCAGGAGACACTGATTCTCAAGTGATTGATGCTACAGACGCTAATGACACTTTTGAATTAATTGGTGAGAATGGAATTGAAATTAGTGCTAATAAAGAAACTAAATAGATTATAGTGAAGTCTACATTAGCTAATATGTTATTATCTAACGCAGAACTAGTATATAAAGATAATAACCAAAACGAAGGGACTTTTCTTAAATTAACATTTCACACTGTGGATAGCGGCAATGAAGAAATAGTTTATATAGACGTTAAAGAATTAAATGAGTTCGTAGATATTCAAGGGGATAATAATATTAACATTAACATTGATGAATAGAATATTTTACAAGTAACATTGACAAAAGAGCCAATTACAACTAAAGAATTATGTTTATAGTCAACTCAGAATGACGAAGTAATTTCTTTAACTCCAACACATATAGGCTCTAATTTCGGAGCAATTTATTTTAATGACCCCCTTTTCGGTGGAGGAGTGGTACTTTAGAATATTGCTCCCGCCCAAAGCTCTATGGATGCTGTTAATAAAGAACAATTAGAAAAAGAAATTAATAATTATAATCCCTATTTTGCAGTCGAATATAGTGATGACCAAGAGGCTAGTAAAAATAGCTCTGAGATTTTAGATGCTTTTTTAGACAGGCATTAGATACCATACTATTATGAAGCTGATGAATATTATTCCTTTAGTGGTGTTTCTCTAGTAGAAGACGAGTTATGTGCTCATTTTATATTAATCCACTATAATTTTGCTATAGACACTTCACAAATTGTTATCAAAACAATAGATAGTATAGGCACATGCTATACTAATACCATAGTATTAGGAGGGCAAGAAAGTTAATGGATTGGATGAAATTATTATATGATGTATTGAATTGTTGTATTATTCCTTTTCTTGGCATAGCAACTGTTTATTTAATCAAATGGTTATCGGCCAAAGAAAAAGAAACTCTTGATAAAATTGATAATGCAACAGCTGAAAAGTATGTTTCAATGTTATTTGACACTATTCGTGATTGCGTAAGTGCTACAACTCAAACATACGTTGAGAAACTTAAAAAAGATAATGCCTTTACCGCTGAAGCTCAAAAGATTGCTTTTTAGCAGACTTTTGATGCCGTTATGGCGGTGCTAACAGATGACGCCAAAGAATATTTAACAACAATATATGGTGACTTAACCACTGTTATTACTGCAAAGATTGAAGCAGAAGTAAAAGCGTAGAAATAAAAAAACCCCTAGTAGATTTTATCTACTAGGGGTTTTTTTTTGCCATTTTTTCTGGAAAATAGTTTAAGCAAAAAAGTCCAAAAAAAAATTCCAAAATTTTTGGCAAATTGGGAAAATCGTATTGCCGCAATTTTTAAGAAAGTATGAAGGGGATAAGACATAAAAAAATACTTTCCGGAGGTAAACAAAAAATGTATAATAACAATCAAACTCAAACACAACAACAACCCGTTTATATGCCACAGCAATATCAGATGAATCGGCCAATTTATCAGACTTTGATGTAGCAATCTTATACGGGAATCAAAGGCCGTCCTGTCGCGTCTATAGAAGAAGCACGCGCCAGTATCATCGACTTTGACGGTTCTATCTTTTATTTCCCCGATTTGGCAAATAAAAGAATTTACACAAAACAAATTAATATGGATGGTACAGCGATTTTAAATATGTATGAGCTAAAAGAAATTCCAATAGAGACACCGAGTGCTGGCGCGCAATATGTCACTAGAGAAGAATTTGAGGCCGCTATTTAGGCGCTGCGTCAATCCAGTACCCCGGCACCGATTCCGCAGACTGTCCCTGCTGAACCAACCACTAAGCCGGGGGTAGCGCTAAACTTTTAAGGAGGAAATAAAAATGAGTATGAATGTCAATCCAATGCTTTTGGTCCAAGCTATAAAAGAAGGACAAAACCCTCAACAGTTAATGTTGAATATTCTAGAAAATAATATGTCTGGAACCCCTTTGGGTGATAATTTAATCGAATTGGCAAAAAATGGAAGAAGTGCCGATATCGAAACTATCGTTCGTAATATTTCAAAACAAAGAGGTATAGATTTTGACAAAGAATTTCCCCACTTTGTTTAGATGCTAGGCCTCGATAAAAAATAATTTTTGGAGGTATATTTATGTTTAATAGTAATTCTTGTAATTACAGCCTATCTGATATTGCCGCAGTAACTGGTCGCAATAATGGCGATGGCATGTTTGGTGGCGACAACGGCTGGTGGATTATTCTACTATTCCTATTCGCTCTTGGTGGATGGGGCAATGGCGGCTATGGCTTTGGTGGCCAGGGTGGCGCCCGTGGTCAAAGCGAAATCTCTTATAGCTTTGACATGAATGGCTTAGAAAACGGCGTTCGTGGAATCCAGTAGGGTCTATGTGACGGTTTCTATGCAATGAATACTGGTATGTTAGGCGGATTTAACGACGTTCAAAGCACTCTTTGCTAGGGCTTTGCCGGCGTAAATAACGCTATTACTACTACCGGTTATGGCATTTTAGATGCTATTCACGCAGATACTATTGCTAATATGCAGAATACTACTGCTATTAATGCTGGTATCACTGGTTTAGGTACTCAGCTAGCTGCTTGCTGCTGCGACCTACGTAGCGACTTAGCTAAGGGCTTCTGTGATATTGGATACAATATGGCTACTCAAGCTAACGCCACTCAGCGCGCTATTGCCGATAGTACTCGTGATATTATCGATAGCAACAATGCTGGTGTACGTTCTATCTTAGACTTCTTAACACAAGACAAGATTGCTACCTTAACTGCTGAAAATCAATCTTTGAAATTCGCAGCTTCTCAGGCTAGCTAGAATGCATTCATTACTGCAAATCAGGAAGCTCAAACCGCTGAGCTAATTCGTAGACTAGGTCGTGATTGCCCAATCCCAGCCTATGTCGTGCCCAATCCAAACTGCTGCTACAACTATGCTCAGCCTGTGAGCTATAGTAATTGCGGTGGCTGTGGTTGCTAATAAGGAGGCAAGCTAAATGGAAATTATTGCTAATGAACTACAGACTGTTTTAGAGAATCAGAACGTCCAGTTCACCGATACTGTTGTTCCAGGAAAAGCTTGCACCATGCACAGAACCGGCTCTGGCTTGGTGAGTCTGAAAGGACTCACCAATCAGTGCCGCGCCCGTTTTAAGGTGTCTTTTGGTGCTAATATAGCCCTTCCTGCTACTGGAACTGTAGATGCTATTTCTTTGGCTATTGCCATCGACGGCGAACCAATAGCTTCTACAACTATGATAGTTACTCCTGCAGCTGTTGAAGATTTTTTCAATGTTTTTGGAGCTATCTATTTAGATATTCCTCGCGGTTGCTGCTCACAAATTAGTGTCCGTAATACAAGCACTCAAGCAATTGATGTTCAAAATGCAAACTTAATTATTGAAAGAGTAGCATAATAAGGAGGTTAAAGGTATGGAACAATTAAAATCTATGAAAGAAATGTTGGTTGGATGCGTTCAGGGCCAATTAACTCATTTAGATACAGTTGATGCCAAAGAGCTTGGCGAGGCTGTTGATATGATTAAAGACCTTAGTGAAGCTATTTACTATTGTACTATTACTGAAGCAATGGAAAAGAAAGACAAAGAACCTCAGCCAATGTATTATCCAGTTATGTATTATACTGAAAAAGAGGGAAATACTGATGGTCGTGATATGGGACGTAGAGGATATCAAGACTACGGTATGCGTTATCATGGTGGTATGATGCCTTATGTGTATTATCCAGAAGACGAATACTATCGTGATATGGATAAAATGAAAGGACGCATGTATTATAATGGCAACGGAAACAGTGGTGGCAACTCCTCCTCTGGTAACAACGGCTCTTCTAGTGGATATTCTTCTGGTAACTCTGGAACTAGAGGATATTCTGAGCACCAGATGCAGTTAGGCGAAATGATGCGTGACCAGCGTGAAGGTCGAAGCGGTCAAAGTAGAAAAATGTATATGGAATCTAAAGAGATGCATAAAGACAAAGCTTCTTAGTTATAGGAGCTGGAAAAATATGCTCAAGAGCTAACTAGCGATATGGTTGAAATGATTAAGGATGCCTCACCCGAAGAGAAACAGTTCCTAAGTAATCGTATTGCTGCTTTAGCCACCAAAATAAAATGATAAATATAAATGGTGAATGGTGGAGAGTACTGCTAGTATCTCCCAATCATCCTCAGCTTATGCGCGGCGACGGTTCTTATACCATAGGAGCTTGTGACGATATTGTAAAAACTATATACATCTGCGAAGATATAAATCCAAAATTAATGAAAAAAGTTTTATGCCATGAGTTAACCCACGCGGCTATGTTTAGTTATAATATCGAAATGAATTTAGCACAAGAAGAATTATTTGCTGATTTAGTAGCTACTTATGGTTAGGAAATAGTTTGTAAAACAAATCTCTTTTTCAAAAGATTAAAAGAAAATAGGGAGACCCAATAAGGGTCTCCCTTTATTTTTTTTATAAAACTATTGCATCGTCGTCATCTTTGATTTCTAGCATTTTAATTTTCTGATAATAATTATCAGCATTACTGTTACCACCTAGTTCATGATATAAAGTATAAAATTCATTAATTTGGTCAAACTACACGGGGGTTAAATAACCTTGTTTCAAATAAATTTTACATAATTGAACTAAGCGATATCTATAAGAGGCTATAATTAGATTTAAATGATGCGTATTTAAAGTATCAACATTTCTAATGTAAGCTCTGAGTTCTTCAATTTCGTGAAGTACTGGTGCTAATTTTTCTTCAATGGCTTCTTCCATCTAATCGTTTTCTTGCTCATCAAGAAGTCTTTTATAGTTCTTAACTTGCTTCCATAACCAGCCGCATAAAGAAAGCGCACCAGTGGTTACTAAAGATAAGAGAATTTTGCCCCAGTTCTCTAGAATCCATGCTTCCATCTTTTTCTCCCCTTTCAAAAGTTTTATGCCTGTTCCTATTATATATGAAAAAAGAGAATAAAGAATTGAAAAAATCCGCCCTAAATTAGAAGGCGGATTTTGTTGAATTTATATAATGCGTTCCTATACAGATTGCGTCACTCTGGTCTTGCGAAACTTTAAGTCCATAAAACTCTGTAATAAAGTTCTATGCATTGCGCTTTTGTGTAGCACGGTCGCGCCCTTTGATTCCAAGGGTGGACTTCCAGGTTTGCGAATGAACTAATTCGTGTGGAATATTATATTCGCGCGCAAGTTCCTCAAGAACGCCGAGCACCTCAGCTAAAGCCTTATAGGTAGTTACATTATTTGTTTGCCCTTGAAGCTAAATGTCTTCAAGTAAAATTTTAGTTATATTATACTCTTCAATTAAAGAAATTACTTTGTTGCGAATTTTAACTAAACGCAATGAGAAGTCAGAATCGTCATAGGTAAAAGTACCGCTAGCTATTAATCTTCCCTCTTGGAATACAGCATATCCACTGGTTCTAGAGGCCTAATCTAAAGCTAAAATATTAGTCATTATTTTATTTCTTTGGTGTCCCTACTATAAAGGCTCTGCGCCCGGGATTGCAGGCCATTACGCATTCTTCGCCTTTATTAATCTCAATTGTCGTAGAGCCAAATCCGCCAGTGCGTTCACCTTCTGCGGCATCATCATCAACTGTATAATACTTATGAAAAACTCCTTGACCAATAGTATCGCCTTTATGAAGTACAATATCAAAAGGAGATAGGTTAATTATCTGAAAGAAGATATGGCCCTCATTGTCTGGATTATTATAGTAATCTGCATCAATTATACCCACTCCATTGGCTAGAATTAACCAGTGCTTAAGTGGACAGGAGCTGCGAACAGATAATTCTAGATACATGTCTTCTGGCATTTCGCATTTAATTCCAGTGGGAACGAGAGTAGGTTTACAATAGCTCTATTTTGTAATTGCGGCAACTTCACTTAAACTCTTATATTCGTGGGAAGTGAGTGTAAGTAAGCTGCTACTATAATTCTATTCATTTTCACTTTCATCCTATTGTTTTAATACCCTCATAAGATTAAAATAGCTAGGAATTACAATATCTTCCGCTACTTGAAAATCATAGCCTGCGCTTGCCCTGGTCTTCCGTTTGGGAAGATTCAAGCCCGCATCTGTATATTTTGAAACAATTTCAAATTTCATGAATTAATCCCAAAAACCAGCGTATTCTTTAACGACCTTAACCACATAAGCCTGGTCAACAACTTCGCCTTTTAATTTCTTTTCTTTAAGAGTATAAGAGTAAGATTTGAGAACATATCCATTCTCGACTGCATCGGCCTTTAATTCTTCGTTAAAAGCGCGAACCTCTTCTGCGGTATCTACGCGGTACACTTCCGCAATTTGATTTATATATTTCATTTTAAATTACCTCTACATTAATATTATTATTTCCATAATTTAAAGCATAAGCAGTTTTGATTTCTTCTGCCCAAGCGTTGGTATAAACATTTTGTCCATGCAGTTTAATTTGAGTTGCGTTAAATTCTCCTGCTAGAGCGCAAACTGCTGGTATGACATCTTCAATATCCACTTTGCGAGTATGAATCTCTTTACCATCCTCAATAACATAAATCATTTGGTCACAGGAGAATAATTGAATATTACATAGAATTATCCGCATACAATTACCCCGCTATCATAAGGGAAGAAATACATTACATATGTTTCTTCTTGATTAGTAACCCAAATTTCAATGGCTCTATTATCTTCTGTTGGGTCAATAGCTTTAATGCTTCCAATATCATTAGCACACTCAATAACAAGGTCATCAATAAGTTCATCGGCTAACTTTACATCAATAGCAAAAAGAGTATAGTAATTAATATCGCGACAAAGTAACATATAAAACTGATTATGTTCTTCGTCTACAAAATCTCTAATTAACTTTTTCTTTTCATTAATAGTATCATTATCCATAATTTGTAATTGACCAATAATTTGCTTATTTATATCATATGCGCTCATTGTAATTCCGCTATCAAACTGGAAAAGCTTCCACCCTTCTATGGGGTCCCAGCGATAGACCTTACCATCTTGTTCGCAAGAAACAATTTGGCCAGCGTAAGGTTCAAGTACATCATTTAAAGTTTCTACACTTTCAATCATAAGGATTTTCTCCTTTCTCATTTTTTTTCTTTATTATATCAAAAAATTTTTACTTTTTCAACTCAATAATTCTCTAATTTGAGCTACCTCTCATTGGCAGCGTAATATCTCTTAAAGATTCAATATAAGGACCATCTATTAAAACATCGGTCATAGAAAGAATTTTTTCAATATGAGGAGTTTGAAATTTTAGTAAATTCTCATATAAAAATCCTGTCCAAATATAAACCTTTACATCTGGTAATTTTTCTTTTACCTAGGAAATTACAAGAAGTGTTAAGAATTCGTTTTCTTCACAAAGTGGTTCGCCACCTAGGATGCATAAATTGCGTTTAATTCCGTTTGCAGTAAGTGCGGTAATTATTTCATTTAAGACCTAGGGGGTAAATTCTTTACCCCCATCAAATTCCCAGGTTTCCGGATTCTAGCAACCGGGGCATCTGTGCGGGCAGCCTTGCGTGTAAAATGAAACGGAAACGCCAGGCGCTGCCGAAAAATCATTCTTGTCTAACCCGGCGTATCTCATCCGTGTTTCACCCGATCTTCAACCTCGGCTTGTTTACCCGCATTAAACGCGCTCTTGTAATCGCCAGATAGATAACCAGTTACGCGACGCAAATGTGTGACGTGATGACCACCGCATTCTAGACAGATATCATTCATCTCATCCGCGTAGCCGCAATCTTGGCACTCGTCTACTGGAACATTTATCGCGAAGTATGGAATGTCGTGGTCCATAGCATAGTTTACTATTGTTTCAAGAGCTGATAAATTATTTTTAATTCCGCTTTCCAATTCAACATAAGTAATACATCCAGCAGTAGAATACCCAGTTAACTGACTTTCAATATCAATTTTTTCAAAGGGGGACATTTTTTTCCATACTGGTACATGCATTGAATTAGTAAAGTAATCTCTATCAGAGATATTTTTAACAATACCATATTTTTCTTTAAATTTCTTCATAGCCGTATGACACAGTCCTTCGGCTGGAGTATAATAAACAGCAAAGTTTAAATGCTCTTGCTCTTTAAACTCTTTACAGCGTTTACTAAATAGGCCTTCGATGCGTTTTGCCAATTCCATTCCCTTAGGCTCTGTATGGTCACATCCTACAAGAATCTGTAAAGTCTCAGCTAAACCAATTTGACCAATAGCCAAAGTAAAATGTTTCATAACAGATTCAATGGTTTTTCCATCAAAGCCAATGCCTAAATTATTTTCGTACATAAATTTGGCGGCAGAGGGGTCTTGAGAACAAATCCAATGATAACGCTCTAATAGGATGTCGCGCGCGTCATGGATAGCAGCGTCTAAGGCCTTCATAAACTCTTCAATAATGTCTTCATCTGCTACAGATTGGCGGGAATATACTTGCATAGCCAATGTCGGCATAATAATAGTGACTGGGCAACAATTACCTCTACCATCTTTAGTCTATGGATTAACACCGGGGTCTGCATTAATATCTGTTAGATTAACCGTGCGGCAACCCATACTAGATAGATAAGTTGCTGGGTCATTGGGGTCATAACCGGCGTTATTAGACCAGTCGCAGTTTAAGTAGTTAGGATACAAGCGCTGTGAAGTGGAGCGCAAAGCTAACTGATATAAATCGTAGTTAGGGTCTCCTGGCTAACGATTTACGCCTTTCATAAGTTGAAAAATACCACAAGGGAATATTGAGGTCTTATGAAATTTACCTAAGCCTTCAATAGAAACTTCTAATAAGGCTTTAGTAATCATACGACCTTCTGGTAATGTGCAAGTGCCATAGTTTAAAGAAGTAAATGGCAGTTGGCCGCCCGACCGCGACTAGAGTGTATTGAGGTTGTGATAGGCGCCCTCAACGGCCTAATGAATCTCACGCTCTGTCATATCCATGGCATATTTATAAGCTTCATCAGAACAACCGAATCTGTCTCTACTAATATCAAAATCTGTGTTCCAATTTACGTTCTCGAAATTTATTAACTCTCCTTTGGCGTTAATCGGTTTAGCTTCTATTTTATCAATATATTTACAAGCATCTTTCATGTGTTTCCAAAAACTTTTTCTTACATAAGGAACCATGGTCCAGTCAATATGCCCTGCGCTAATGCCGCCAAATTGGCATAGACTTTGTAATTGGAATATAACTGCCATTAGCTAAAAAGCAGTATTAACCGATCCTGCGGGACGGACATCGGTTTGACGCACTCTAAAGCCGTTCGCCAGCAACGCGTCCAGAGGTGCCGTTAAACAGTTGTGGTCGCCCACACTATAATGATCTAAATCGTGCGTGTAAATCTCATTGTTCTCATGGCGCATACGAGCAAGGTCGCTCATTTGATATGAAAGAGCATGCTCTTTCGTCATTACACTAGAAGCGGTGCCAATGCGTCCAGAGAAAGAATTTTCATCCATATTAGCATTAGAATTTTCTACTCCAATACCAGCAAGTTTGTCTGTAATGGCTTCAAAGAAGGTGTCTTTAGCTTCACGAGCTACTTCTTTCTTGTAGCGATAGCGAATATAGGCGCGAGCCACATCTTTCCGCTCAGATGCCATTAACAATTGTTCAACACCATTTTGAATATCTTCAACATTCAAAATTTGTTTCGCTACTTTCATAGCTATTGCGTGTTCACGCAACATTTCTGCAATTTCTTCTGCAGTTTCATCTTCATATAATTCACCATCAACTTCGATGAATGCTTTGTTGATAGCATCGATAATTTTTTGTTTATCAAAAGGAACTTGTGTTCCATCACGTTTTATAACATACATAATTTTTACCTCCAATACCATATATAGTGTGGGAAAAAGTATGTGCCCACACTATATATGGGTTTTATGAGCAATTAATTAGCTTCTTTTGCCCAAACGCCCTCAGCCTCTTTGAGAATTCGGTCGGCTATAGCGGCAGAACGCTAGGGGTCTATTCCTTGCCCCTCGTTGCCTAGTATAAAATGATAATTTTTAAAGCCTTTCCATTCTTCTTCATCTGCTTGATAGCGCCGTACAATCTCATCTACATCGGGGAATTCTTCTCGATTTAAAGACCGCAATAGGCGAGTCTTACCACCAGCTAACATCAAGACAACAAATAAATCAATATCTTCCCTTTTGAATAAAGATTCGATACCTTTGCGATTGAATACACCAATATTGATTTTATTTTTATTTAAGGCTTCGATAGCAGTTCCATAACACCAGTTGCGGTATGTTGCCCATTCTAGCATTTCATTATTCGCCAATTTTGTAGTAAAATCTTCTTCAGTGATAAAATAATAATTTTTACCATTTACTTCGCCCTCTCTTGGCGGACGAGTGGTATGACTGATTATTTCATGTGCCTTATCTTCTAAATGCTTTAGCATCTATTGTAGATAAGTATCTTTGCCGGAAGCAGATTTACCACAAATGGCAATGACTTTATATTTATTCATATTTATTCCTTTCTAGAATTAAACCAATCGCTATCATTAAAGCCGAAATTATAATAAGCTAATAATTTCATTTTACTTAAATAACGTCCAATAACACTTCCAGGCTTATTATGATAAAGGTCATAGGTTCTATTCCATTCATCTTGAATATATGGAACATTAAAATGCTATAAAATTGGTAAAATAGTGCGTATATCCTAATAATTAATTTCTTGTAAATAACACTATTTACATTTGGTATCATATTTTTCAAGCTGCATATAGTCTTTACGAACTGGCGGATTTGCCTTTATCCTCCAAAAGGAAGACAAAGGCAGACGTTTTTTACAACATATACATTCTATTTTATTCATCTTCTACAATTCCTCCTTGATAGCGTTCGGTTTGAAGAACCAAATCACCATCAATAATATCATTTATTTTGTAGAGTTGGTGTCCACCAGAGCTAGCATATTTCTTCGGTAAGAACGCGTCCCCTGAACGAATGCCTTGAACCAAAATCATATTACCACGATTAAACCAAGACTTTTCAATAACTTTCTTGGTTCCATCAGAATACTTTTCTGAAATTTGTTTATCAAATAAACTAAAATATTCTTTACGGAATTTAACTGTTACTACGCCGTCTACAGTAAGTAAAGTAACTGTTGCTTTTGCTTTATCTTTTGCAATACAAGTTCCACAAATTTTAGTAAGTTTAAATAATTTAATTTCTTTATCGCCTTTCCAAAAGGTTCTATCAACTACCGGGTCTTCGGGTAGCTCAAAGAAATTACTTAAACCATATTTACTCACATTCACATTGGCTAACTCATGTTCATGATAATAGAAACAGAGAACTTCCATTTCCCAGGCTGAAATATTGCCTTTACCTGCATATTTACCCCAATCCTCTAAAAAGATGATTTTATTTAGTTCCTTTAAAATATTTTCTTTATCATCCGCAATCCAGTTTCTAAAGATATCCATGTACTTTTGATATACTTTATCCCATTTCTTTGTATCAATAAACCAGGCCAAATTGTCTGTTGTAATTAAATCATCACATTCAATTTCATTTAAAAAAGCTAAAGCTCTTTCATCTAAAGTATAAAAACCATCATAAGAGCAAGAATCAGCTTTAGTAATAGCCTTTAAATATCGATTAAATTCATATACACGTTTTGGTAATACAAATTCTTCTGTATCGGGAATAATATTATACTTTAATAAGCCTGGCATGTTTTGTAGGGTTAATCGAGATTTCTTATCACAAGTCTCCCATAGATACCAGGCCATAGCAAATTTGCGGTCCTCGAGCTCATCAAAAGCTCCACCTTTAATAAGAGAAATCATAGAAGATTTTTTAGGATTCACTTTTGTTACAAAGTCTTTAATAGACGTATAGGGCCGATTATTCATAACTTGTTGAATAACTTCTTCGCCTACGTTTAGCATGCCACGTAACCCAAAAATAATTTGATTATTTTCAGCGTCAGGGTAAAAAGTGTATTGAGACTTATTGATATCGGGAGGTTTAATATTAATACCTTCTGACATCATTTTACCAATGGCTGAGGCAATTTTATCATAGTTATTGGCGCGTTTTTTCTTTACCTTTGTTTTTCGGTCTGGTGCGTCGATATATTCATATTCAGAGAAATCCTCTGGCTCATAAATATCTACTACTTCTTCTATTGGCTCATCTGTGTCAGGGTCTTCTGCTCCGCCGCTATCAGTAATAAGGCAAGCGCAATTCCAGAAGATAACAGGGTATTTATGGGCGAGATTCATTTCTTGAAGCGCTACAAAAGAATAGGCTAGAGTATGCGCTCTGCAAAAACTATATCCTCTCTGTACGCGTAAAAGCACATCCCAAACATAATGTGCTAAAGTCATATTACAATTTTTTTGTGCAGCATTTTCAAAAAATTCTTTTTCACACTTTTCAAACAGAGGGCCAATCTTTTTTGCCAAAGCTTTACGAGCTGAGTCAGCAAAACCTAAGGAGTTGCCGCCAAGGCGTTCTTCTTGAACCAAGGACATTAGACCTTCTTGAGATTCGCAAATTCCATCTGTTATAGCAGAGTGATTGCGCAACCATTCGATATCTTCTTCAGCAAGTCCATAATCTTTCATTTCTTGATACCATAAATTAATGTTTTTACGATATTTAGCCCAAGTTTCAAGTGGTTGTTCTGCTCCTTTTTCAGAAGCCATTAGTCTAATAACAGAGTTTAAAACTGCCAATTCACTAATGTTTTTGGGTTTTGCGAGAGCAATACCTTGAATACCACTTTGTTTTTCCATTTGAAACAGAGAAAGAATTTCATGATTCCATACCATATTCCACATTGCAGGGTCTTCTCTTTCAAGATTATAAATGCCTATTGCTTTTTCATAGGTGTCTTTTAATGTGTCTTCTGGAATAATATATCCCTGATTAACTAAAAGGTCTAAACAAGTGTGAATTTTATCTAATGCTTCAACACTAAGAAGGTCGATTTTAATTAGGCTAGCTGCCTCTGAAGTGTGCAAGTCAAATTGAGTTACAATGTCACCATTTGGTACTCGCATTAGGGCGGTTGATTCTGTAAAAGGCTCGTCAACAAAGATAACACCGCCCGCATGTTCTCCGATTCCGCAAACCAATCCCTCGATTTTTTGAGCTACCGCCCAAAGCTCGGGATTATTATTCATTTCATTAACAAATAATGATACTGGTAAAAATTCTTTTTCAGTATCTCCATAATAACATTGTTTCAAAGTTCTGGCTTGGCCACGGTCACTAGGTACAAGAGAGGAGATGTAAAGCGCTTCGTCTACATCTATGCCCAATCCGCGCGCTGCTGTTTGAATTGCGCTTTTGGATTTTTCTGTTTTAAAGGTAACAACATTAGCTACCCTATCCTCTCCATAAACCTTACGCAAATGCGCAAGAACCTCGGCTCTACGTCCTCCCTCGATATCAGTATCAATATCAAGAACACTTTTACGTTCTGGATTTAAGAAACGCCAAGGAAATAGTGCTGTCTGTTCCCAACATTTATTGATTTGTATAATATCCAAGAGATAAAGTAATAAGAAGCCAACGCCTGAGCCTCGACCAGGGCCGATTAGCGTTCCTGCCGCCCAGCACTCTTCAATAATATTTTGAAGATTAAGGAAATAAGCACTCCAATGTGTATTATTAACTTCTGAAGAAATCCATGTCATTTCTAGATTTCCATTTAGCTCTTGGTAAATTTCATCATTTTGTAATCTTGGGTCACCCTCTATTTTTTCAATAGCGAGTTCTACAAGTCTTCTGTCTCCCTCAAAAGAGGAGTGATAAAAAGTTGTTAAATATGGAATTTTTTCAAAATAAAAATTAGGAATATATTTTATTGTTGGAGTTTTCCATTTTAATGAAGGAATTTTTAATGGTTTTTTTAATGTAAAATCTTCTACACGATTTTTAATTTCAATAATATTTTGATAGGCTCTATTTAAATCTTCTTTGGATAAATTTCCCATATATGATTCAAGTTCTTCAGTTCCCATCATGTAAGTGGTTGCATAGAACGAATCAACTTCACGCTCACCCTCTTGCGCATTTAGAAAAGCTTTATGTATAGGGGCGTCTTCTTTGCGGAGATAATGGGTATCTGTTGTAATAATATATGGAATATTTAATTCCTTTGAAAGCTGTAAAATAATTTCATTCGCAAGTTTTTGTTCAGCGTTAGCAGAAGGTTGCATTTCTAAATAAAAATTTCCGCGACCAAAAACCCTTTCCATTTGTAGACACCAATTTTGAATTTTTTCATAAAAACCTTTTTGTCTACCTTGCGCATCCCATTGTAAAATTTTAGTACCTAAAAATCCACCTAAACAGGCCGTAGAACCAATAACATTTCCAGGATTAGAACCAATTATATCAATTAAATCTTGATAATAGGTAGGCACTCTACGCATTTTACCATTCATCCATGAGCGTTGCCAAGCTCTTGTAGATAGCTCTCTAATTTGTTTATGGCCCTCCGCATTTAGCGCAAGAAGCACAAAATGAAAATATTTATCTTCTCCTCTAATAAAGTTTTCTGCGGTAAGCCCATCTCGGCAAAGATAAATTTCATTACCTAAAATGACTTTAAAATTAGGATTTTTTTCTTTTATTTTATTATAATAATCTTCTATTTCCATTGCATTAGAAATGGTTTCGTGCTCTGTAAAGGCAATAGTTTCATGACCAAGTTCAATGGCATAGTCTATTAATTCGTTTACACGAACAATTGCGTCACGCAAACGAAGATTACTATAGTGTGTATGATTATGAAGACTACCAGGGTAGTTCAATTATATCACATCCTTTATAAGATATAATTATATTATATCAAATATTTTCACTAATGTCAATTGAGGGCGCGGCAGCCTCTATCGCGTCTAGCAGGGTCTGTAAGATAAAGGCGGCCGAACTAAATTGTGTAGTATGTGAAAGTAAATATTGGGCGAACTCGGGTGCTTCAACAACATTTTTTACTTCATCTAAATCAACTTCAACTTCAAAATCCATTTTATTTTCTCCTTATTTTTTAATTACTAATAATTTATCACTAGCCCTTGTACAAGCTGTATATAGCCACCGAGCGTGTTCGGTGCTTTCATTTGGGAACCATTCTTCAAATACCGCAACCTTTGGCCACTGACTGCCCTAAGCTTTATGGGTCGTAATTGCGTAAGCATAAGAGAATTCATAGGGTGCATTAATATAATTTTTATTTTTATTTAAATTATAAACTTGCTGCGGAGTTAAAAAACTTTCGCCAGTAGTTAAACAATGATAATCAATTGGAACAAAATTAAAGCTATCACCATCATCTAAACTAATATTTGTAAACATATATGGAACCGGTCCTCTTGGACTTAAATATCGAGGCAACCACATGTCTTCCTTATCAAAATATTCAATAGTACCAATAGAACCATTGGTTAATGCCCAAGTACCATTGGTAGAAGAGTCATCCCAATGATTGCGTAGCGATATAATTTTATCACCAATGCAAGGTTCTGGCCCAAATCCCTTGAGTTCGCGCATCTCATTATTTATCTTTATTCTTTGCCTATTGGTCGCACATAAAATTTGGTCCGCCCATTCATACATTCCAGTTACGACTTCTAATTTATCAAGAACTTGAACCTGTTCTTTTGAGCAAGGATAAAGGGCTAGGGGTTTGCCTGCACGAATCCACATAGACAAACGAATAATTTCACTGTCTTGTGCTTGTCGCATAATTTCATCAAGGAAAATATGCGGATGGTCTAGGACATGATTATCGTCATTTGGGTCAATTGCTGGTAACTAAAAGGGGTCTCCAAGAGCTATGATATATACTGGATGACGTAGTAATTGTTGCCATAGGCTGGTCGGCAGCATAGATACTTCATCGACAACAATGACTTTATACTCTTGCTCAAGAGTGTCTCTTGGAATAAATTTGTAGCTTCCATTGGGCATGGGCTTTGCTCGATATAACAACTTGTGTGCGGTTGTGGCATTGGGGCAACCCTTTTGAGATAAGACGGCGGCCGCCTTACCAGTAAAAGCGACATAAGCGACTTGGCTATTTGGGTCTATATCTAATGCGCTAATAATAAATTTTACGAGGGTCGACTTACCTGAACCCGCATATCCAGATATTACTGTATATTTTTCACCGCGCTTATAGCGCTCAACAGCCTCGCGCAGTCCCTATTCTTGTTTATTTGTTAAAACTATACTCAAATTATCACCTACTTTTTTATTCTTATTTTAAATTCTTTAAGAACATATTGTTTTTCTCAATTTCATCCCAAAAATCCCCAGAGAGAATTTTATCCTGGCTTTCGGAGTTTTCGCTCGCGCTCGTTGCAATCTTCTCGCTTAAATGTTTATATAGTGCATTTTCTACTTCACATAGTCTAAGAGATAAAACTTTAGCACCTTCACGCACTTGTCTAAAAGCATCTTCAATCGAAGTATAATAATCTCCATCTAAATGGTCTAACCTTCTTGATATTTCATCAATTTTGTTACCATTTATTTCAATAGAAGTCATTTGTGAATTTATTTGCGCCATACTTTCCTCCAAATAAAAAATAGGGTTATACAAGATATTCTCTTGTATAACCCTTACTATCAATCAACAAAATAATCATATGCGATGCGTGCGTATCCTTTGCGGCAATTTCTTGCCCAATCTGCGCAACGCTCAAAATAAACCGCGAATTTATAGGCTGCCTCTTCTGGAGAAGTTGCATTCATAATAGCGTTTAATTGTGCGTCACTTACTTGTTTACGCACGCCATTAGTGCCGAACAATTCGTCTTTCATAAAATATAGTTGTTGTTCGAGGCTAGGATGGTCACCGTATATGGCTTTAATATCTGCTCGACGCTGCCCAATCCATTGAATTAATCCATATCCACTAGACCCATTTACACTCCAATTGTCCAATGCATATAGAGTACCACCAGCTACTTCAGCCATCATATTACCCATAATACCGGCGCATACGATATCATTCCAACCAAATTCTTCTTTCATAATCCTCCAAATTTGAGTGGCTTCTGGGTACTCACTCATTTTCTCTCCCCAGATTCTTTGCTCTTCTTCTAAAAGTAATAATAATTCATAATCTGTGGTATATTGAGTTAAAATTGTTTGCACTCGTAACAACTCTGTTTCAACATTTACTTGTTGTAGTAAATATTCTATATAAGATTGACATTGTTCAATCTGTTTCAAACAGTTGTTTGAAGTATTTTGTTCGACATATTGAAATTCTAGATAAATAACTGGCGCTTGCGTTGTTTCTTCAATAGTTTCATTTATTGAATTATTATACATAGAACTATGCGTAATAATAGTTACTGACGATAATAAAGCCAGTATACCCAATAATATCAATATAAATCTTACTACATACTTTTTCATAATAATTGTATCCTCCTAATATTACTATTAGGTTCTGTTATGTCAATTATTAGAACAATAGACTGTCCTTCTATTAGATTTCACTAATAATTAAAAATAATAATGTTGTGTTTTGACAATTTCATAATCCTCTATTAGAATTTGAGGACTTACATAACCATTCCATACGTTTTTCTGGAAATGACCAATAACATTAATAGTAACATAACCCAAGTCAGAACATAATTTATTATATTCTTCCTCAGACGAACCGAATCTAATCAAACTGATATCTTGACCATCGGTAGGTACTGTAATTTTCAGAGTCGTTTCTTTTAATAAAGTAATATTTTCATTGGTAATTCGAATATTTTTTACTAAAACGAAAGGCTCTTCTACGCCCTACCCCCAAAGACCTTCATAATTTGCGATTTCTAATACGTCATTACCTGTCAAAACTTCGGCATCATAAATCAAATCTACAAAGTATTTTTGGGAAAAGTCGAAGTCTGCTAAAGCGTGGTTCGCATAATCAGTAAACAGACACACTTTTTCATCTTTTATAGAAGCTCCAAAAGCTCCTTCATGTCCTTGTGCCATTTCGAAATAACCACTATTATCAAGAAAGCTGCGGAATGTAGTGAAAGCACTTTGTGAAAAAATTCTTCCTGAACCAGACCATAGTATAGTTTTATCTTCTTGGACAGTTTTGTTAAGTATTAAAGTTGGTTTCTAATACTCATTAGCAATTTTAGTTGCTACTAAACCAGTTAGGTTTTTATCAATACTATGTTCTTCATCTAGCTTTACAATAATAATTTGATTCTTTAACAAATCTTCTTGTTCGATAATTTGTTCAATTATCTTCAGGCTATTGTCTCTTGCTTTGTTTTGCCTATTTTTGATATTTGTGCAATTACGACAAGCCTGTTCTACTACTGTTTCATATGTTCCCTTAAAGCCTCTTTTTGTAGAGGGAATTTGCTAATAGGCTTTATAATCTAACATAGATTCAAATAGTAGGAGCTTTTCTTCTTGCGTGCCACATCTAGTAGTTGCGTTTATGTATGGCGCAATATAAAAAGCTACTCCAAAAGGTGTGATGTTTCCTTTCAATGAAAAGTCATTTTTAATTGTCATTGTACGGAAAAAAGGATTGATAATGTTTTGTATTCCAAGATTGATGATATGCTTTGTTTCAAAATCATTGAGCGGCATAACATCTGCTATAATTCCTAATGCGGCCAGGTCAAGAAATTGGTCAGCATTATGAATACCAAGCTTTTCATCTATATAACTACAAAATTTATAAACCATACCAACTCCCGAAAGTGATTTAGTGGGATAATCACATAGCTGGTTATTTATAATACACGCATACTCGCTTATCTTTTCGGCCTCATGATGGTCAATAACTAACACATCAACGCCGCGTTCAGCAAGTGCGTGATGAACTTCGTAATCATTGCTTGAACTGTCCGGAGCGATTACTAGTTTCACATCTTCTGGAATTGTATCGAGAATAAGTCCATGCTATTTACCATCGTGTAGACGATAAATAATATTATTTTGTGTAAATCCTGGAAATAATGAATTAAGATAATTTAACAAAAACGCTGAACTCGTATAACCATCACAATCACTGTCCACTTGAAGAAACACTTTACTTTCTCGATTAATGTGATGAATTAACATTTTTACACCTTCTTGTAAATTTTTTATTAAAGAAGGTGGAAGAATGTCTTCATCAGTTGTGTTTAAATAATGTCTAATATCCTATAACAAGATGCCTCGATTAAATAGAACTTGTTCTATAGGGGAAGTGCCGGGAATCCGACGACACAGAAGCTAATAATTCAAAGCATCATCACCCACTTTATATTTGAAAATTTCGTCATATAAATTGTCTCCTTTTGCTTAAAGAGATATTCTTTCTTTAAAGAGTTTCAGGAAAATATCTGGTCCTCGGTCTATAGGTGCATCCTTATAACCAGTAATCATTTTCTTATCAAATATAAAACTAATTTTTACATCGTTCTTATATTTATTATGAATTTTAGTTAAATTATTAACTAAATGTTTAAATTCGTCATCATTTATCTTTTGAAATTGTCGGTCTAGAGCAACAATAATTTCTTGCGCCCCCGCTTCCAAGAGCATGTGAATATGATATACTGAAATATTACTGCCGCAGCAGGCTACCGCAATATTATTTTCAATACCAAAATAAGACATATATAATAATACTGACTTTTCCGATTCAAAGATAATTGCTTTGCCCAAAGCCTTTATATTATCTTTTGCCCAGTTTAAACCATATAAATTCATACCAAGGGGATGGTTGAACCATTCGTTTTTCATTATTTTAACTGGTCTATATTTTCCAAATCTTTCTACATCATCTTGCGCCATAGACCGCCCGCGCAAACCAATGAATCGATTATTGGCATCAAAATGAGGGATTGTAATTTGGTCAGCCCCTGGAAAATATCCTATGCAAGCCTTATCTATGGCTTCTTGCGCAATACCTTCTTTTAACCATGGAGTAATTTTTACATTATAATTAAGATGTTTTAGAATGGTATTATTATATTCTTTGAGTTCAACTGAATAATCTTTCTATTCTATCTCTTGGATACGAGAATATGACTCAAATATTCGCCAGTCTTCACCAATATCTTCCTCTCCTGTTACATATTCACCAGAAATACCAAACTTTCCAGCGATATATCTAACCGCATCATTTAAATCAATATCTTTATCATATTGTATTTTAAATACTTTGATTGTAAGTTCGAAAATATCAAAGGTTGGGTCAGCGCAACCTGTATAACAACGAAACAAAGTTGTATTACTATAAAAATATAACTTTCGTGACCCTTGACCGGGAGGATTATGGCAAATAGTAGAACACATAATACCAAAGTCAGTATATTGAGGGTCTCCTCCCCAGTCATTTAAAACATCAAAAACATTCTCAATAGATAAACTATCTCGAATTTGTTGTTTATCAAAGCTTATCAAGCTCAATCAACACCCTTACGCACTTGTCTTTTAAACCCATTTGAGTGTTAACATAATTACAAAGTACTTCTTGCTTATTTTTCTTTGGGCCTTTATGAACCTTCATAATATGGTCTGCTAATGCCGCAGACATGGTATATTCTACGCTGCCACATCGTTCACTTAAGTTGCCATCTTTCATAATTGACATACTAAATTTTTCAGTTTTTCTAATCATAATCAAAAAGCTCCTTTATCGTCAGTTAGAATTTTTAAATCGTTTATTGCTATAATTTCATAATCGTAGGTGGTAGCAAACATTGGTTTAACTCTACAAGTTCCTAAATCTGCGTCACACCATAAATATATGCCTTTATATCTACCTCGTCTGTTTTTATAAATAGACATTTTTAAATTGGGTCTATTAAATACATTAGAAGTTAAAATTTTGCCTAAGGCCTCAATGTCTTCACTTTTGACCGGCAATACAATTGCACCCCAGTCGATTTTATCTGCGATTGCTTTTGCACCTCGCAATAAATTTTGGTCAGGCGTTTCAGCATCTGTATACTGGCCATTTAACTGAGTAGAAGAAATAATAAAAATACCATATTGATTACATATATCTTTTAATCGAATTGATAGCATAAATAAGATATTATCTTCGCGCAATTTTACACCGCCTGAACGACGAGTAATTTCTTCTAGGATTTTAAGAGAAGTATGAATATAGTCAAAACAACAATATTTTATATCATGTTCACGAATATTTTTCTTAATTTTATCTTCAACATCTTGAAGAGAGAAATCTGGCATAACCTCAATATAAATTGGGCTTTCAGATAAAATCCTAGCCGCTTCAATTATTCGAGATTCTTCATCACCTTCATATTTACCATTCAGAATATGGTCTTCATTTACGCAAGCCAAAAAGGCTAACATCATAGTTTGGATTTCATCTTTTTCCTGTTCTGTTGTAATATATAAAACTGGTTCAGCAGTTCCATTTTTTATCCACCCAAAATTTTCGTCATAAATACGATTACAGCCAATATAACATGCGTCAGCAATCATCATACGGCTTTTACCTACACCAGTTGGTGCTGACCGCAAATAGAACTTTTTTAGTCTGGCACCGCGTGTAACTGTGTTAATAAGCGGTCCATACATTGGTACTCCTACTTCTGGACGTTCTTTTAATCTATCTATCAAATCATAAACGCCATCTCCAGCCTGTATTGCTTCGCCATATTCATCATCTACATATTTTGCCTTAATAGCTTCAATTCTATCATCTACTTTTTTAGCAATTTCTTCTAAAGAAGCATTGTCTAAATAATCTTCTTGCTCTTGTTTCTTTTTAATATCAAGAATATTATCTGGGTCATAAATATAGCTAACATCAATACCATAATTATTATAAGCACGAAGTAAAGTCATTTTCTTTAATCGATTATAATAATAATCAAAGGTAGAATTCATAGCGACATCAGCCGCTTTAATTAACCACTCTTCACCTTTATTCTTTTGATAAACTACATCACTAGTTGGCCTACTTTTAAGAAAATCATTTATCGCTTCAATAGAAATACGCTCTGCTCCAGCTTCATGGAGTTTATAAATTGCTCCAAAAACGATTTGATGAAATTTATCTTCAAAATCATCTTCTGTAATCCAATATTTATCACTATAATCCAATAGCTAGGGAGTATTAAACACACTGCCTATAACTTGAATTACACTTGTTAAATCCGTATATTTACTCGGCATTCTCTACCTCCTCATCGAGAAAACTGAATAATTTCCGTTTTATAATGTTACGCTCGGGGCGCGAAATACGCACCTCTATAACTTCTGGCTTAAATTGTTTTATATCTTTGTACATATTTTTTTGTTGTGCTGCCCATAGTCCATAGTAATAATCGCGAGCGTCATTGTAGATATATGGAAGAATTCCAACGCCATCATGAGCTTCATCAATTGAGCCGCCGCGAATTTCATAAAAGTAAATAAGTGCTTTTAGCATACCAGAATAAGTAAAATTATATTGAGAAATATAATCATTTATTTGTTTTTTTGCTCTTGGAGGAACATATTCATACCCAAAAAGTTTCATAATATATTCATCCAATAATTCAGCATCGCTTTTCTCTCTCTTTGCTTCCTCTTCGGAGCATTTTATATGAGCATATTGTGTATTAGAGATTTGAATATATTCTTCTTTTTTATTTTTACTAATTGGTTTTTTACAATATTTGCATAATACTTTATCATTTGGGTCAATAATTTCAAAATCAATTTCTTTATTTAGTTCTGCGTATTTTTGCTACATACAAATCGCATGAGCATATCGCCTTGCACTACTCTAAACAAAAGGAATTGAATCGCGGTCAAATGATTCTTTGCATATAGGGCAAATTACAGGATGTGCTATTTTTATCACTTCCTTTTATAATATATAAATATTATATAATAATTTTTATATAAAATCAACCCCAGGCCACTTTGGTCTGGGGTTGCATATTACATTAGTTCAGCTTTAATATCACCAATAATAAGGTGAATAAACTCTGCTTGGTCAGGAGTAGCATCACTAACTTTCTTACCGCGGCCTAAGTAGCGGTCTACTACAGCGGTAATTTTAGGAGCATTACCTTGGTCCTTACTCATAAGAGTTCCAGCCAACTCGCTGAATTCAGCCATTAACTTATCATAGTCATAAGAAACGGTCGCAGGAATTACAACTCGTTCATTTGTAACAAACTGATTATTAGTTTCGCTAGCTTCTTTATCAATAGCTTCATTTAAAGCATCTACCAAGCTTTGATAGGAGAAATTAATAACAGGAGCAATATGTTTAAAGCGACACTTACAATCAACACTACCATCAGCAGAGCGCAGAATTAATCTACGTTGAGTGCCTTCAACTTCAATATAACCTACAATATCAGCCATATTCTTAATAATTTCGTTGTAAGCAGTAGAACAAGAAGGAACAATTTGATTATATTCATTTCCATTCTTGGGTTTGAAGGTCTTATCTTTAGAATGACTAATAAAGATAACAGCATAACCTTCCATCGTAATAGTGCGGAAAGTAGTTTCCCACTCACGCTTTACCTTAGCCCAGCCATTGGTAGACCAGCCGCCGTCGCCGATATTTTCAATACCAAGTTGAGAACAAATATACTTTTCACAAAGTACAGAAGCGATATCTACTGTATCTACAATAATAGTGCGGAACATAGCCTTAACATCGGGTTTCTTAAGCTCGCGTAGAACTTCTTTCATTTGACCCCAGGTTGTAATATCTTGCGCCATTACTCCTGGAAGAGCGTTATATCCACGTTCAAAAGCTAGAAGTAGGGCTCCAGGCGCCTATACACCAAAAGTTGTTTTTCCGGCTCCACCGGGACCATAAATATAAGTAATATAGCCACTAAGGTCGCGAGAGACCTTAGTTGGCTAAATATTTAAAAGATTGATAGCCATAAGTCAACCTCCTAAATTAGAAGTTGAATGCACCTTGAGCAGGAGCGGCTGCAGCTTGATTTTTGGAAGCCTTGTACTCGTCCTGACGAGCCTTAATAGTTGCCAAATGAGTTGCACGATTTTCCATAGCGGTCTTCATTTCAGCAGCTGTAATTGTGCTCTCATCATCCCAAGCATAGGTTTCAGAAGCAGCCCAATTTACCACATAGTCTTTACGAGTGCTAGAGTATTCACGAACGGAAGGAGCACCAAAGGCAGACTCTTCGGTTACAGTACGCTTAACAACCTCGGAAACAATCTGTCCACGAAGCTTTGTGAATACAGGCTCGCTCTGAGTGATACCTAAACTTTCAAAATAAGAAATAGCAGCAGGCATAGTAACTGATAATTCAATAGGTAGTAAAGCTTTGCGGAAATCAAAAATTCCACCCTTTAAAATTAACTTTTCAGGCAGATTCTTCTCTTCATCAGCCTCCATCATACGAGTACCAGTAATAACCATATCGACCTCGAAGGTGCTACGCATATCTTCTGCCTCAAGAGAGGTGACAACAGAAACAAATCCACCTTCAATACGCTTGGCACTTACCAGCTCCTCTTGGCCATTACGGTCAGAATAGAACTCATTTAAGGCAATAGCGGAATCAACGGTAACTACAGCAGCCTTGTCGGCGCCATGCTGAATTACATTACACAGACGACCCTCAATAATATCCTTTAGAACATTAAAGGTAGCATTAGTCTTACCCTTAGAAGTCTTTTCTGTGGTATAAGTGAAATGAACAGTGACAATATTTGTCATATCATCATTAGTAGCAATATCAAGATTACCACTAATAAAAATTGTGCCAGGATTAGCGGACTTAGGGCCGCTCTCCTTGATTTCCAAAGAGTGCTGATAAATCCATCCATTTAAATGTGCTTTATTTTTTACATTCATCATAACTTTTTATTTCTCCTTAATCTTCAATAATAAAATTTTTACCTTTTTCAGTAATTGAATAAATTGTGGGAGAGTCTCCCATTTTCTCCACAAAACCATCAGTTACAAGCTTACGCAAAGAACCAGAAACTCCACGAGAAGAAATAAAAAGTCCTTCTGCAATATCTCTAGCCTTCCATAAGGTTTTGTCTTGGTTCTGTTGGAGATATAATAAAACCTGTTTACCATTGTCAGTTAAAACGGGCTTATCATTCTTTTTGTCATTCAAAGCTTCAATATAAGCTTGAATATTAGATGTCATCTTTTCTTCTACAACGTTCGGCGCAGCGGCCATTAAAGCATTTAAAAACTCAATAAATTCTTGTTTCAATGTAATCATTCTCACTTTCTTATTTATCTTATAGATATATTATAACACAAATTTTATAGAAAATCAATTACATTCTTCCACAACTATGAGCTTCAGTACATTTTCCAAGCCATTCGCATTTTGGCATAAAATAGTTATCAACAATATATTCCCACTCTGGCGAATAATCTCTTAAGGCTTGTTTATAGTCTTCAAACAATTCTCTAAATTCCCAATAAGCTCTTACACACTCTCTTTGATGGGACATATCAATTAGGTTGCGTAAATTGCGCTTATCAACAATTGAAGTTGTCATACCAAGAGGTAGCAAGTTGGCGCTATCTTCACGAGGAATTCCTTCTATTTCCAGAAGACGCAACGCTTCACGGATATGTTTCATACCTTTTACATAAGCATAATGTGCTTCTTTATTCTTCTCAATGGAAGGAGGCATGATATAATCAAAACCTTTTTGATAATCAATATATCGAGTAGAGGATTGAACTCGAGTGGGTGCGCCACCGATATGAGTATACCATTCACGGATAACGCGCGCACTATATCCATCGATTACTGAATAAACATCGGGAAATTCTAGTGTACGTCCATGGTTAGAGGCAAGCATTTCTAATCCTCGTTTATAATTCTTTTCATCATTTGAAACATCTGAACCATAACAAATTCCTGCCTCTCTTCCAATCATAGTAATTGGATTTTTAGTTGTATATTCTTGAATAATTACTTTTCCCATAACTTACCTCATTATTTTATACTATATCCAAAATCCTTGGCATGAAAAAAGTCTTGCCAATAATCCTCTCTTGCATCTAAATTGTCTCGTTCACACTCTTCCAAAAGCTCAAATGTGAAGTTCTCTACGCCAAATTCTAGCATTGCTGGATAGAGCTTATTGCGTGTTGGCGCTTCTGCTCCAAGTCCACGCTTGATATGTTGCCGCCAACGACTAGCTATATCAGCCGCTTGACCAACATAACACATTTGATTTTCTAGATTAGTAATTTTATATATACCAGTTTTAATACCACTACCGATAACTCTACCAATCATATCTGTATAAGGTTTTTCATAATAAACTTTCCAAATGACCTTATTCAAAGCTTCACGGTCACGCAAGAAAGGTTCTACAGCACGCAATTGTGCGATTTCATGAAGGTCGCTTTCGGGGATAACAAGACGATAAAAATTCTGTTCTTGGCGTTTCTCTTCATCGCGTTTTGCGGCGGCCACCGCAGCATCAACAGCCGACTATAGAATATTTAACTCTTTTTCAAGATTTTCTTTGCGTTTTGTGGCTTCTTCTAATCGCTCTTGGAAACACTAAACGCATTCGCGCATAGTATCAAAGTATATATTATTATAACTAGAAATTTGGTCCTAACACTGTAGAGCTGCTTGTTCTACTGCTCTATCAAGCTATTCACAAGCTAGTGCCATTTGCTAGTCAAGAAAAGTTTTAGCAGTTTTTTCTGCGTCAATTTTAGACTATTCTAAATTTTTGGATATATCTTCTCTTTGGGCAGTCATATGAGTAATGTCTACACCCAAAGTTTCTTTTTTTATTTGAAGAGCATTAACTTCATGTAAAATTTCATCAATTTTTTGATTATTAGTTAAAATATTTTCTTCACATTCTTGTTGACTTTTTTTACGACGAAGCTCTATCTCTAAAAGTTCTGCTTCATTCTATTTTCTTCGAGCTTCAAAAACTTTTTGCTATTTTTCAAAAAGTTCTTTTTCAGCTTGTAAATTTTCATAATTAATTTCTCGGATTTTTTCTTGCGGCATTTTGCGAATAACTAACCATGCGATACCAAAACCGCAGGCCGCACCGAGAATAGCCGCGATTATTAGTTCCATAAATCTAATTAGAAAAAATAAGGGGTAAGATTGACTTACCCCTTATGGGATTTTCTTAAGTTAGATTAAGCCTCAGCGTTGGGGTCTAGTGCCATTCCCTCGTCGGTCAGGACCAGGTACTTAACAGCAACATCAGCCTCAACGGTGACAGGAGTGCGAGCAGCAAAGCCCTTACGAACTAGAGAGTTAAAAGAACCATTAACAACACGCTTGTCAGCATTCAGAGCAGTAGCCATGTCATCTAGAGTTACAATTTCACCCTTGTTAGCAGCCAGATACTCAAAGATAGCCTTGATAGTATCGCTCATTTCAGCCTTGTCGCAAGCTTCGCCTTCAGCGGTAACAGACAGAGCGGAAATCTCTGCGGTGCCGGGAATAGTTGCGTCAACA